ATTGGATAACGGCTAGTGTGCTTGTTTTAGCCAGAATATCGCGACCGACTGACGTTAAATCAGTCTGCGCTACCGTATCCTTACCGGTGAAATAAGGCAGTTTGTTTGCACCAGTCGCAAGGCCAGCGAGCGCGGTTAAAGTTGCATCCAGAGGCTGTTTGCCTGCCAGCGCATTTGTCATTGTTGTCGCAAAGTTCGGGTCATTGCCAAGTGCTGCGGCAAGCTCATTCAGGGTATCAAGAGCTTCTGGTGATGAACCAACCAATGCGGATATGGCAGCTCTTACATAAGCGGTCGTAGCAATCTGCGTATTATTTGTGCCCTGTGCTGCGGTCGGCGCAGTAGGGACACCCGTTAATGCAGGGCTTGCCAAAGGCGCTTTGAGAGCCAGGGCATTGTTGATAGTTGTGCTGAAATTCGGATCGTTATTGATCGCAGCCGCTATTTCTTTCAGCGTATCCAATGTGCCAGGCGCACCGTTGATAAGTGCCGTTATAGCTGCCTTAACAAAGGCTGTATTTGCAATCTGCGTGCTATTTGTGCCTTGTGAGGCCGTAGGCGCTGTCGGCGTACCTGTAAACGCCGGGCTTGCCAAAGGAGCTTTAAGAGCCAGTGCGTTATTGATAGTTTCGCTGAACTTTGGGTCGTTATTGATGGCTGCTGCAATTTCTTTCAGCGTGTCCATCGTTCCCGGAGCACCATTGATAAGCGCATTTATAGCAGCATAGACAAAGGCCGCATTTGCGATCTGTGTGTTGTTTGTACCGGGTTCAGGTGTTGGCGAAGTCGGCGTACCTGACAGATGCGGACTATCGAGCGGTGCTTTTGTATCAACCAAATCATGTAGAGTTTTGACAGCCAGAGGTGTAGCCGCTTTTCTTTCTTCTGTACTGCTTATTTCATTAGAGAATTCGACACCAACAGCACGGTTAACTCGGTATTTAAGCACAATCATTTCTTTAGTCACAGCCGTTGCGCCGCTAGGCACGATAACTCGACATAATTCAATTTGATTCTGCCCAATAGTATTGTCCGTACGCGCGTAAATTCTTGCAGCGCTGACAGAAGATGCGCTATCTACCTGTGTCGTTTTTACACCATGTTCAAAATTGGCTTCCAGCACAATAATGTTGGTAGCCCCAGCCTTTACCAAGACAGTCACATCTTCTATTTGCTGAACGGATATCTGAACATTATTTACATCTACTGAAGCAGCCCCTTTACCTTCTGAGTTTTCAGAAGTTATACGGACGCTCAACCCTGTGCCGGGAACTGGTTCAAATCCACAGTAAAAGCCAGGCAAAACAATATTTTTAAGTTTTCTGTTAAGAGCCGAACTACTATAGAGTTCGAAATATTGAACATCAGCAAGCAACGGCTGTGAGACACCAGAGGATAGTGTCATTATGTTGTTCGTTTTATCAGCCCCCATAATCAACCCTCAACTTGCTCGATTGTCATGAGAATACTGTAACGTTTACCTTTATAGAGGGTATCTTGCTGGGTGCAAAGCACACCAAAAGCCTGTTCCTCAGCATCAACAAGCACAAGCGTGTTAAAGTCGTAAGGCGTGTTATCCGGCATTCTTTCTTGAGGGAAGGCTGCATTGATAGTGATAATCCCATCCACACTGGACAATATCAGATCGGACACTGCAAACTGTTGAGCATCACTCAATTTAAAATCGAGTGGAATGTCAGCTATATTCCAGCCTCCTGCACCATTAGCAGTTACCAGACTAGATTTGCACCAATACGCCTTAGAGATAACAAAACGCGCACCTTTGCCGATCGCCGACTCAGCGCGGCGTGAATAATAGTAGGAAAGCAATTGCGCCTTATACAGGCGGTTACCATCTCTTGCCTTTAAATTTTCAGCCATACGAACATAGCCCCTTCATAAGCAATGAACCAAAGGAGAGTATGCTCAGTTTGTGATTTCCGTTGTTCTTCCCCCAAATGCGGGGGAAGAATTATTAAACAGGTTGAAGGTGGTAATCCAAAGGCCACGCATCGAGTGGGGTTACATCAAGATGTAATTGCTTTTCTGCCGTTCGGTTCGGTATGGCGTTAAGAGAAATATTGTCTACCTGGCAGGAGGTATCACTACGGGATAGCATATCAGCCATACTCTCAGTAACATAAACACCTTCAATTACCGAAACATCCGTAGACAAGCAATTTAGTATTTCTGCCACTTCAGGGAATACAGCACTAAGCCGAAACGAGACGCCATCAAAAACAATATGCAATGGCAACAAAGGGGCTATTACTGTTTCGAAGTCAGATAACAATTTCTGCACAGCGGCTTCTTTATCCTGCTCTCCATATGAGCGATATAGCTTGTTCTGATCAACAACGACCAGCCCCCTTGATGTCAGGAAGAACTCACCGAATTGAGCCTGTGCCGTAGGTATTTCTATTTCGGTCGCAAAATATGAACCATAGGGGTGTTTTTCTATATTTACAGGTGCATATAGCGGTTCCCAACTAACAGGAATACAACCGAATTCACGCCAGAATGTCTGCTCAATAGGCAAGATAGTGCCTTTAAAGTGCACTTCATCTAAACGTTGCGCCAGCAGCATTGGCCTACGGGCCTTATCTTTTTCAGTGATAACGAAAAAACGCCCGTATTCAGCAATGCGGGCATCCATATCCTCACTGTCCATAGTGAAGAAGGATTTTCTGTTACTTATTCTTGTTAATATTGGTTCTACTGCCTCATTCCAGACATCTTGCAAAGCGTCTATAAAGGCACTCCAGAGATGGGAATCCTGTTTTACTTTAGTTAATCGTTCCTTAAGCCAATTATCTTTCATGCTAACCTCATTACGGGTAAGAAATGCTGAACGTTGAAGATTTCACGTCAAGATAAATGAAGTCATTAAAGTAAACAGCATCTTTCATATTTTGTATTGTTATGTCGTAAGACAGAAACATATCCAGAGACTCTATTACTCGCCAAATATCTTTAACTTTTACCTGTGCATAACATTGCTGGGAATCATCATCACTCTGTAGTAATAAACTGAATGATGACGAATCACGGCCAAAATTATCTTCCAACGCTGCTTTAATAGCATTTTGAGCATCGTCTATCAGAACATTTTTACGTGCAATACCTATAAAATTTATAGTAAATGGCTGTTCATTTGTATCTACATACTCGAACCGCTTGTTCAACTCATTTGGAACATTCTCTAGAGCTTTCAGTATTTCTGATTTTAGCTGAGCCTGGCTTACACCCGGCTTATGTCCGCAAAAGAAAATTTTGTTGATGTTTCGAACGTCAAACCCAGTTATTTTCTCTTGTAACGCTTCGCCCCAAACGTTCAACCATGAAGTTCCATGAACAACATTCTGAATGAATTGGCGATAATCACCGCCCCATACCACTTGTTCATCGTATGCAACATAATACTGAGCACGATTTCGAGTTTCTTCTGTAGTTTCCATACCACTACCACCGGTAATGATCGAATCAATTTTAAACTCTAGTGACTCCACATATTGAGCGATATTTCCAGCCGGTTCTAACTTTTGTCCTTCAGCCAAAGTATAGTCGCCAAGCTAGCCATAACATCGATTCGAACCTGACAGCCTGCTGGAGGCATCATACCCATAGAACCATCACCAAACTTGACTCCAAGTTGTTCTGTAGGTTTATATGCCAATGAATAGTGCTTACTCTTGTCTCTGGACATTCTAAATAATGGGTTATATGTCCATTTTTCTTCTACGCCATCTGTAATAACATAAACATCAAGGCTAGAGACTTCTTTTGTTAACTCTCTGGAAAGCAACAATGTCAGAAATAAAGTTTCCTTCTCAATATCAAATGTAACGCTAACAGCTTCATGCTGTTTAGTTCTACGCCAGAAACAGTTCCTCCAGCAGGAATTACAACACTGTTAATAATTGCCAAAGGTGTTTGGTCATTGGCAAGCAATTCAGCCCCGGCTGGTAACGTAATATCCCGATCAGTTTTATTGGTTATAGACGTTGTTCCGTATGAAGCACTAACAAATCGCCCTACGTAGCTACGGTCTTCAGCAACCGCTAAAATACTTGAGCGGCGCGTAGCCGTTGAAATAAGTCCCTCAGTGAGGCCGCGGCTTGCAAATGTACGGGCAATATAAATAAGCTGTGATCCGAATATAGCGTGCATCTGCACAAACTGACTATTTACAAATCGTGACCACCATGTGTTTTCATTTAACTTGGCATTAAATTTGTCCAGTAATTCTGTAATCGTCACGCGCCCACCCCACTTGATTTCTGCATAACAATATCCATGCTCCCACCTTTCGCATAAAAACTAATTAATAAAGAATCTTCAGAAATTGATGTGCAACGAATCCCCTGCACATCCAAACCTGGCAAGTCTTGTCGTAGTTTTTTCATCATTCTCCCTTCAATAGCCACTTCAACTATGTGCGAAGTTTCAGAGCCGAATGGTTCATGCTTAAATTCTTCCATTGGATTCCCCCAAGAGGGTAAACCATAAACACTCCCTTCAGGGGTTCGTAGCCACTCGTCAAGTCGGGCCATCCATGCTGCGGTACTTCCTTCTGCAATAATGACACCGCTCTCATTCGTTTGAAGTCTTGCGTCTATTTCATAAAGCATCTGTATTAATCCTCAAGCAGAGCATCCAGCGACGGGTCATTAATAGTTGTGCTAGCACGTGGTCGCGGTTGCGGCTGCGATGTTTTGACAACCTTATCCGGATCGCCTTTTGTATTGTTCTTGTTCACATTCAGAAGATCGTTCAGGATAGAGCAGATGTTATCCAGCGCCTTCAACATAGCAGGATCGTTATTTATAGTGTCAGTAGTTAATGGTTGTCTTATTCCGCTTCGTGCGAGATCTGTTACAGTAGGAAGCTGTGGTGGCAAAGCAAGAAAAGGTTCTTGCACGGCTGACGCAGAGCCAAATATGGCATTATTGGCTTCGTTTGATATACCTCTAATGCTATCTGCGGTTTGTTGAATACCATTATTCAGCCAACTACCGGCGCTCCTGGTAAGCGGGCTAATAGCCTGGCAATTGTTGAATTCTGCCCAGTAGCCTGATAAACCAAATCATTAACAATGCCTGTGCCATCTACCCCACCAATAAGTTGTGAAACGTTATCGCCAATTGCAGGTAACACAGCAGAGCTAATACGTTTCAGACCTGTTAATGACGAGTCAAACAAAGAGCCAAGCACCCCCTTATCTTCACCATCAATTACCTTGTATCCATTGTCATAAACTGGAATCCCCCTTGAGTTTACAGAGATTTTTTCACTCTCACTTGCCGAAGAAACACCGGAGAGAAGATCCACTGAAGGCATATCGCGTTCAGCTTTTGGTCTTTTTTGTAAAGCGTCTCTTATATCAGTTACCTGGCTTGCTTTTTGAAATCCAAAAGATTTACCGGTTAAGCTGGATATCTTTTCAGTAAGAGCCTGATCCATTCCTTTCGCTTTTTCGGAAAGCGAAGATATAGAACCAAACGAAGTCGCCGACGCAAAATCCTTAATCAGGCCAAGGCTTGTACCAGCAAGGCTGGTAGCTGCACCTCCAAATAAATTACCTACCCCGCTGTCATTTATAGCGATTAATCTCTCAAGCAGACTTGATGGCGAGCCAGTATTAACATCAACATTCTCTGGATTAATCGGTTGCGATTGATTGCCTGTTTTTTGTGGCTTTTTGACTGCCTGGGCATGTTGTGCAACCTCAATTGGCTGTTGTGTTGCTGTCGGAACGGCATTCAAAACTGGATGAGCTGGAGATTTTCCATTAGCATATTTTACCTTGCGACCAACACTATATTGCGAATCGCGGGCAATTAGCTGACCACCATTTTCTTTCTGAATTTTATTAATCCGCGCCAATGTTTCGTCAGAGAATTGTCCCTCCCATCGACCAGTGTTTGTGTTAAATGCTCCAAGTGCATTCTTAATGAACTCATTATTAACTGCCGGATTTCCGCCTTCTTTCGTCGCAATTGCACGAACTAATTGCGTCATAACCTCTGGGTTGCTGACATCTATTTTTTCATTAGGCGATACACCAAGATATTTACTGACGTTATCAATATATTGGTTAGTATTGTTCTCATTTGGCGGTGCCCATTTTGAAATGATGCTGGATACCGTCTGTAACTTCTGATATCCCGCTGCAGCACTGGTGCCGTTGTAATAGCTGGAAACCTGGTTTGCCAGTGCCCTGATCCCTTCTTCAGGCGTGTTAAATCGCGCAAAACGTTGTTCACCTTTTGCATTTGGCGATTCCAACGTCGCCCCTTCCTGGTTGGCAAAAACAAGATTGCCGAGATTATTATTTCGGTAATTGCGGTTTTTAGCGTTGCTGCCGCCAATATTCAGATCCGCTGCAATGGTGTTGTTGGCAGGTGCACTAAATTCAGTTGGAGAAGTATACCCGTGCTCACCAACTCCATCCTCGCCATTACGCCCACCTTGTAATTGTTCACCTAGAGAATGAATCGCATCGACAGTTTTTTTGGTGCCGTCTTCAACAGCTTTTTTTACTTGTTTCGTGTTTTCGTCAGTGGATAAAAATGTATCCTTAAGGCTACCAAAAACAGATTTGGTGATATCTACCGCGCCGTTAACACCACGAGCAATATCTCCGGTATCAAAATTCTGAAGTTTTTCACCTGCTCTTTCAAATCCTAGCGCAGAAATTCCTTTCCCTATCAAGTTCGTTGCGCCCGACACCAAGCCCCCCATATCGAGCACATTAGCTGTTGCGTAAGCCGTTTTTTGCTGTTCGGATACAGCATCATCGTCACTTAAACCAAAGGCTGCCTTTTGCGCCTCTGTATCTGTGTAACCATCTATGGCGTCATATCCAGCCATTGCCAGCGAACCGATGATAGGGACCGCTCTTGCCGCTGTGGATGCTGCTGATTTAACACCTATTTTTGCAGCACTTTTGAGGGCTACAGATTCAGTTTTTTTCTTTGCAATGGCTTCGCCGGTTTTAATGGTGGCATCTTCAGCCACAACACCAGCTGACTTCACGGCCTTAGCAGTATTTTTTGTTTCCTTTGCAATCCCCTTTGATGTATCGCTGATAGTGCTTACATCTTTGGGTTTGCTGATCTTATTTTTAACTACTTTTGCTGCTCCGACACCAGTGCCAGCCGCAGCGCTACCGGCAGCAACTTTTTCGCCAGCGGAGAGTGCTTTTTTTCCAAGATTGCGGCCTTTCCTTTTCGATTTGTTCCGTTTATTTTTTCCCGTCTGATCACCAATATTGATTTTATTTCTTCTGCTTGCTCGATTTTTCCAGAGATCACTTAATCCGAACTTATTTCCAGAAGACACTGATTTCCGAAGCTTAAGTATCTCGTCAGAAACATTTTCCAGACCATCAATTATTTTGTTGTCATTGGTCTGAAGGATTTTGGTTTGCTCTTCTACTGCTTGTGCAGATTTTGTCTCAACAGCGTTATTGAACGCTTTTGCAGATGTTGCTTTTTGAGAATTCACCACCGCCGGATAAGTAATTACTGGTGATATCGCTTTCGAGGTTGATGTTTCTTTTTTCCCCTTTTCTACCCATTCTTTAAGAGATTCTGCTTTACCTGTGATCTCTTTAGTTATGTCGTACATGCCACGAGCCGCCATCCATAACGGCCCACCAGCACCGACACCAGCTGCATTTGTTAAAGACTCTTCACTGGAAGACTGATTGCCATCTACCCCCATAATGGAACCTAGCTTTCTGAGAAAGCCAGCTTGTAATTTTGCGTCGGCTTTACGTGCGTTCTGCAATTCTTTTTTTCTGGCTACATCCTCATTGCTTTTTTGGGATACAAAACGTCCACTACTATCCCGCAGCGGGCCTTTTAGACTTTGGGGGGATTGTGGTTCAAGAGGGGCTGAATTAGCAGCTACCGGTATAAAACCGTCCGGTTTTCGGATGGTCTGACGTGATTGCACGGAGCGAACACTTTCTGGTGTGTTCGTTGCAACGATAGAGCGGTCCACGGTTTGGTTTATCGGTGCCCTTTCCTTTTTAGCAGGGAGACGTTTTTTATATGGGTTAGTTTGGACATCTCTAACGCTATCAGATGTACTTTGCTCGTAGTCTTTACGCCTGCGTGATAGTCTGTTGCTAACTCTGCCTTGCCTTTCGTCCTGTTGAGTTATGGTGCTTGCCCCAGAAAGAATGGCGTCTTTTACCTCAGCAAGAGCTTTAAGTTCGTTTGTGCTCGCTTCCTGAATAGCGTCAATTATTGCGATACGGTCTTTATTCTCTTTCAAAATAACCTCTCTTTTACCAGCGCGATCAACGTTTCCCGGCTTGAGCTTTGTATTTTTCTTCCAGGGCTTTTGACATATGGAGTGCTCGCCATTGCGGTAATTGTTCAACGTCGCTAACGGGCTGATATCCATATAGAGTCAGGTTGTTAATAATGGTTAGCCATCCATTCAGATCTAATTGATGGGATAAACTCTCTATTGAGAAAGGGGACGTACAGTGTGGTTGTCACATCTGCACCCTCCTTAGCGTTTTTGCAATGTTGCGGAGGCAGGATCAGTCGGCTTGTGCCTCTCTCAATAGACATTTTCAGGCCGTGGCGTAGGTCTTTTTGCATAAGCTGTATGCGAGCCACAAGCGGTGTAAACTCGGTTTCAAGCGCCATGCTTTCAATGATGTCGAAGCGTCGGTTAGCTGCTTGAGTGAAGTCTTCCGGATCGTCGTCCAGTGCCGTGCATAAAGCGAGTTCTGCAATGCGCATACGGGCCACGCCTGCACTGTATTCGGGGCTTTTCATATCAGGAAGTGACGCTCGCATTCGTTCAAGGAGTTCCGCGCCTTTCCCGGTTAATGGTTTAAGTATCCAGTCAGTTGGTACTCCATTTACTGGTACGTTGGTTTTCACGTAAGGAGGTACAGTGAGTATTTCTACTGTTTGGGCCAGGTCGCTCAGGTTAATATCTGCATGATGCGTATTACCGCAGTGACTGCACTCATAGGAGTAGGTCATTACTGCATCGGGGCGCGAATTAACAAATATCCACCAAAGAGCAGTTCTGCGATCCTGAACTGTCCAGTTAGCACTGTCGTTAATTTCACCATCCTGCATAGAGTTAAGGTACTCTGTAGTAGTTGCCTCATCTTCTGCCGGGTTCAGGTCAGAATATTTCAGCGCATCCTTCACGGTAGGGGCGTGGAACTGAATTTCTGTCTCAGGACGGGAAGGCAATGGGAATTTTGGAATGTTCAATTATTCCTCCGAAAAGCAGGTATCTGTTCATTTTCCAGAGGATAGGGAGTGTGTGATTTGCGATGGGGATTGAATGAAGATCTTTGCTGGTCGAGAAGCGATTATTGAGGGTGATTTTTACACCTTAAGTGACGCTACTCACATATCCACAGAGTATTTTTATAAACCTTTTTCCATTTTTAATCCTTTTTAGATCCTTTTTAGGCGTCGCTGGAGCCAGTAGTGGCGCGGGCTGTAGAGGAGGCTGGTGTAAGATTTGCCCTCAATTAAATACGATCGGTGTAAGATTTGCCCTCAAAAGGTGTAAGATTTGCCCTCAAAAGGTGTAGTAATTGCCCTCAAAGTGATGTAAAAATTGCCCTCACCATTTGAAGGATCACACAGGGTTATGAACAGAGCGGAATTAACAGCAAAAGCCGTCAGCCTGATTGAGTCAGCGACACCTATTAGTCGTAGTTTGGCACAAGCCAATGAGATCACGGAGGCTGCTTATCACCTGACTCGCGACCAAAAGCGACTGTTGTTTATTGTGGTGGGAAGACTTCGCTATGCTTCTAAGGATGGCGTTCTTGGTTCAGGTGCCTGTGAGTTGACGGTCAACGAATATGCAGAGATGTATAATTTGCCCTCTGCTGAAGCCAGCAAGGATATTCGTAAGGCCATTTCAGGGCTTAGCGAGAAGAAAGTTACGATATATAACCCTGATGAATCGACCGAATCAGAAGACAGTTATGAGTCTTATCCTTGGATGATTAAGGATGCCTATTCACCACGGCGCGGGACTTACATTATTCATCTTAATCCATATCTCATGCCGTTTTTTACTCTGCTTGATAAGAGATTCACAAGGCTGAATTTTACCGAAGTATCTCGCCTTACAAATCCTTATTCTATGCGGCTTTATGAGTCCTTATGCCAGTACAGGAAGGATGATGGAAGCGGCTTTGCCATACTTGGCGTCGAATGGATGCGGGAGCGTTATGGGTTACCAAAAAGCTATCAGCGGTATGCCGAATTTAAGAGAAGTTTTTTAACGAAGGCTGTAGCAGAGATTGAAAAAAATACAAAAATGAAAATAGTCTTCTCAGAGGTGACGGAAGGCGGCAAAGTTACCAGGATAAAATTTACCTATCAGCAGTCTTAAGGGCAATTTTTACACCCCTCTCAAGGTGTAGAATTTGCCCTTAACGATCGGCAATTGAGGGCAATTTTTACATCTTAATTGCATGTATCTTGTTATTAGCAAGTTGTGTTTTTATATAACGTATTGATATGTAAGGACTATGTAAAAATCGCCCTCAACCAATATCGTGCGTATCGTGCATTCTTATTGCGCTTTTTTATTATCATTCACTGTGTTAACTGATTGATATTATTGAAATGTGTAAAGAATGCCTTCATTACAGATGAATTGATGATGTAAAAAATGCCCTCAAAATTGCGCTACCTTCCCTACCCGCTATCGTTGAGGGCGTGGGTGCTGACGGGAAATGAGCAACCCTCCAGCACACATAATTAAAGCTATTCAGAATTTGATCACTCCACTCACAGCCCCCTTTAACGCACTTGTAGCCATGCCAGCGGCACCGTTGACCAAAGCAGAAACACCTGAGCCTGCGGATGTGTATTTCTGGAAAGTGATTGGGTATGACAAGAACTCTGACACCTGATCACGTGAGCGTGTGATTTCCCCAAGTTGCGTAGGAAATACGCGCATTTCTTCTTCCAGTTCTTTTCCGCCGTCCTGAGTCACCCGGTAGACACGGATTTTCATCAGATATTCAGGAGGAAGGTTTATTGTTCCATCAGGATTTGTTACACGAGAACGACGCTCTTTGAACCAGTCCATGATCTTGCCATCTTCGGTATCCCTCACGGTCATAGTGACCGGTCCGGCGCTAACATAGGTTGGCTTGCTGAATTCTACGCTGCCGATCACCTTGCTTTCTGTCTCAATGTTTCCACTGCTGTAGGTGATATCCTTCACGAACATATCGAAGCCGTTCAGGCCATCCACTTCAACGGTCCACTGCCACCCCTGGGCGTAACGGATACGCATAGCGGCAGCAACAATATTTTTCCCGTAGGCAATATCGCTACTGTAATTCCCGCTTACCCCGCCGCCTGATATGGCTTTATCAAGAATGTCGCTAATGAGGTTGCTGGTGAATGATTTCGTGTTAAATGACAATGCGGTGGTCAACGTTCTACCAACGCTGCTGAAAATACTCACTCTGCGCCTCCAGCGTTAAAAAATGGTAGCCCCCGGAATAATGGCCCGGTTTGAGGACATTTTTTCCTCAATCTCCTGCACGCGGGCATATAGCGTGGCTTCATCGGGCAGATCGGAGTAGTCAAATTTCCCGTCGATGGACGCTCTACGCTGCCGGGCGACATTTCTTACATTGATAAGCGCCTCCAGATATTCCTCCAGCATTCCAATGATTGCAGGAGCACTTGCCATTCATCCAGCTCTCTGTCGCGTAGATTAACCAGATACAGCATTCGAAAAGGCCAGCGTTCTGAACCTGTTAGCTCTAATTCAATAAATCCGGATAATTCATCCGAATAGACCAACAAGCCGTTGTTGTCGGTAACATGAACCAGAGAGAGATAATCTTCTGGCAACGGGATTGCAGTACCACCAGCTTTTTCAAGTTTTAACGTTTTCACTACCCCTGCCCTGTCCTGATACGTGGTCAGAGCTTTGATCAGGAATGCTTTCAACGTTTCTTCTTCACGCACAAGCAGCGGATTAAATCGCTCTTTAACGCTTTCTAATAATTCAATTGGTGTCATTGTTGCCTACAACTCAATAACAAGGATGTTCCCGCCACAAGGGCGGGATAGGGATTATTCCGCCCAGTTGTAAACAATGCGCAGGGAAGGTTTAACGACCGCCGTTACGTCTTCGGATGAGAAGTCCACGGCGTCGGAATACACTTTGCAATGAAAATATGTGCGGATCAGACCTTTATGGTTACCGCTATTCGATTCAGCCGCCGCCTGTAAGGTAATTTCCAGATATTCTTTTCCGTATACCATCTGTTTTACAGCGGCGAGAACTGCGCCTTCGATAGTTTCCGCGCATGTGACCTGAAATTCACCAGAGTTGCGTAATGGTCCGTGCTGGTTGAATTTCATGCCACCAGGGGCGTAATCCTCCACATCTTCACGTGTCATTTCTGGTAACTGAGCTGTACGAACTAGTACAGACAGATGTTCGTAACCCTTAATGGTCATCCAATATTCAGAACCAATAAGTTTTTCGCCTGCAGCCAGGTTTTTATTAAACCGGGATTTTAGAAAGGCCATATCGGCTTTTGTATTTGCAAAACCGGACATAAATACTCCTACACAAAAACAGATGAGATATTGCTACGGTTGATCGATGTGTTACCGCTGCATTGCAGGGTTACCGTGTTATGAGTGAAATAGCCTTCCGGTGTGCGCGGGGCGTCCAGTTGGTAACTCACGCTTTTGATAACAACGTCGGTAAGGGCTATGTTCCTACCTATGTTTAACGTTACTGTCTCCGGGCGACGACCGAATGGCGCTACATTGTTCAGTTCCGGCGATTCCATCTTCAGCAATGCTGTAATGGCTGCGTTCACTTCAAGTTGCGCGTTCGTTGTCGCCATGAAATCAATTACCAGATTAAATTCAGGCGGTTGCTGACCTTCCCAAACAAGCATTGAGTTGAAGAGGGTTTTTGTTGTTACGCCGGTTGCGGTCTGAAGCGTATCTGCAAGAGAGCCAGCCGCAGCGCTAATACCGCCAAGCAAACCTCCTACTGACTGGTTTTCAAATGGTGATTGCCACATTGATGACAGTTCTGCGGTAGATCCTTCACCGATATAACCGACGACCATATCCTCTGAAGAGAGGATATAAACCTTCATTAACGGACTTATTCCGTCAGGCATTATCGCGCCGCAAATCAAACGCTATTTCTCCCAGGTAGAGGCCACCTTTGCAGGCGGCCTATGTCACTTACAAACCGCGTTTTTTGCGAATGCGCATTGATTTTTTGCGGTTGATATTCGCTACGGATGTATGTGCTTTGCGGCGTGCTTTTTTCAGCGCCTGTTTTTGCAATGACGTCATGCGGCGAGGACGCGGGCGTTTACGGATGATGGTAACCTTGCCATCACGAACCACTTTTTTACGTACCGCTTCCAGCATTGCGCTATCACCACCAGCAACGGTGTAAATGGCAATAGCTGTTTCCATCATGTCGGTGTCGCTTTCGGAAAGAGCGTCATAAACACGTTCGGCAGCTGAGTCATCTTCATCGTCGATCATTTCGGTTACATCGTCCTGATCAGCGCCAAGCGCAACAGCTGCATCAGCAAGAGCTGCGAGAGCATCGTTATAAGCATCGATTTGCTCATCGGTGAAATCGGTGTCTTCATCGATATCAGCCAGGCCAGCCATAGTGATTGCTAATGCATCAAATGAGTCAGCCTCCGGATCACCATCTTCAACCCAACCAGCAAGCATGGAAGCTGCCAGGCTGCGCATATCACCTTGTGCACGGGATTCAACCGCTTCCATCATCGCGGTTTCAATGTCGTCTTTGGGCTTTGGTTGAGTGTCCTTTCCTTTCTGTCCTGCGCTTTCCAGCATGGCGTTATCATTATTGTCCTGCGTGGATTTATCACCGCTTTCAAAGCAGCCAGAACCGAAAATCGCACGCATAAAAGGATCAGCAGTATAATTTTTCATATTCAAACCTCTCTCCCCCGCATCATTTAGCGGGGGTTATAAATCAGCGCATCAGAATTGGCTTACCGACGATTCGGCGAGCTGTACCGGTCGGACAAACAGACCAGGACACTTCCCACAGATCGATGTCCTTTTGGACAACCTGAACAACATATGGATCTTCACCCTGGGACTTGTCACGTGGAGTAACCAGCGCACCGGCTGCAACGTAACGGTCAAGCAATTCAGTCATTGCTTTCATTAGCGTTTCTTTGGTAATGCCATCCGGTTCGTGCTTAATCGCCTGAGCTACTTCATAGAAATCTCTGGCGATGGCGTTCATCAAGGAAGACACATGCTGGAATCGCAGATAGTTGTTTTTGCTGTAAGTTGTTAAAGAGTCGTCAATGTAAACGGACCCGTCAGCAGCAACTGAAACTGGATTAATGCGCGCAAGAACGAACGCTTCACGATCAACTGCACCGATATTTGGAATTCGGGCAATGTTCTGTCGATCAATAATCGCGCGTGATATACCTGCCGGTGCGTAATGCCAACCACCAACATCCGGTACCAGCGCCACTCCTTTTGCTTTCGCTACGAATGCGTCGCAGCTAATGCCATAGACGACATTCATTCCAGTGAAAGTATCTCGGCAGGAGAGCGGGAAGTAGTAACGGCTTGGTTGATGTGAGCCGCCAAAACTATGGCTTTTCGCTTCTGAAATAGCGTTTTCAGGTGTCTGGTTGCCCTTCAGGTCATAGAACATGTCTACGCGAACATCTTCAGCCAGCTTTTTGATTGCGGCTAAGGCGGATGCGTCATAACAACCCAGTGACAGCAATGCGGTGTAATTAACCTCTGAAGCTTCGAGAACCTTTAATGCTTCCAGATAGTCTTCAGTGTCAATTTCGGACAGATCTCCATCAGTACCACCTTCAAAAGCTACATCCTCAAAAATGAGTTGAGCAGCGGATGCTTCTGCATTATCTGCCAGTACGGCACCAATGCGAGTGGACTGGCTTTCAAGCAGTGTCGGAATCCATGCTGGTTGGCCCATGTCGTTAGTGCCTTCTGGATTGAAAGACACTTGGTGGCTTTCCAGCACCTCAATGGACCCATCGGTTTGTTTTTCTTTCAGCGTCAGCGTAAAGAGTTCGCTTTCTTCATCATCGCGAGTTAGTGATAACGTGCGATTTTGAGATGCATCACCATCTTTGATGAAGAATAATGCCTTCTCTTCACCTTTAATCTGGGGCGTCTCTTTGGGTGTGAAGGACACTGATTGAGTCGTTGCAGTTGAAGCAACACCAACGCTTAATGTGTCACCTGGATTTACTGTGGTTTCAGTAGGTTCAACGGAAAGTTCTTTGCTCGCCTTTGCCGCTTTTGCTTTGCCCACAACGGAAACAGAAATACCCGGCACCTTCATGTCTTTAGCGCAAACTCGAACGACATATCCAGAGCCGCCTTTTACTGCACGCTCCACGTGGCGATATGGTTCAAATGCCGCGCCCTGGCGAGGGTGAATCGGTGAACCTAATACGCTTTGATAAGTCGTATCGTCAACTTTCAGTACCTTACCCGGTGCGCCACGACGCGATATTACAAGCCCAGCAAAGACGGATGCGCCACCGCTGGTATTGGTGAGGGTAGCGTCAGCATTTACTGACATTACAGCAACGCCAGCTGCCTGCCCTACCGAAAAACTAATCTTATTCATGCTGGTTCTTATCCTCTAAAGCGAGAGAACGAGGCAAGGCTACCCACGGTTAATGGGCAGCCTCTGATCAGGATTCGCTTACCGTGAAGTTGTCGCCTACGGTTACTTCTTTCGTAGTTGGTTCAACACTGACGGCGCTTACGCTTTTAGGTGCCTCCCTAACAGTGACTGTGCACTGTGCGGTTTTATTGCCGTCATTTGTTTTGATTGTCAGCACTGCCTGCCCGGCCTTAAGAGCGGTACATGTAGTGCCATCAACCTGGACAATTTCAGGGTGATCTGACTCAACAGTGAAAGATTTGTCTGTTGCGTCAGATGGCGTGATAGTTACTTGAATGTTTGCCATTCTTTTCTCCTGAACGCCCCTTATTCAGGGGCGTGTTTTTGCCTTACTTCTGCTTTGTTTTTTTCTGTGCCTTTGAAGTGTTCGCGGCGATAGTTTCACCTTCATCTACGTCAAGTGACGTTGGTGATACCGACACGTTCGCCACCATCACTTTTTTTCGTTAACCTTGCCTGTCAGCATGTCGATAGCACCTTCTTTGGCACGAGTCAGACGCAGGCGGGTGAAGTAGTTTTCACCGTTGCGAGGATGTACTTCGTTGATGGCACTGCCCCAGAGAGTGGTACGGTTAACGAGAGACGGATTGGTTTCGTGCACGTAAGGGATTGCTGGGACTGCATCACCAGCAATCAGACCGGCTTTACCGATGCCTTCGCCACGCCCATAGAAGAAGATGTCATCCAGCCCGAAGTCATATCCCTGTGCCTGGAATTGCTCACAGACAGGTTGCGGCACTTCGTAAATACGAATCGTGCCAAACAGGGTGCCGATGTACTGTACATACGGCGACTGAACGTAACCTGGTGCGATCTGGAAGTGCTGTGGAGGCAGAGAGCGCAGGAAGTTCGCGGCGTCACCACCAGCAAAGCCGCCACGAATACCCGTTGTCAGGGTACGATTTGCCATTTCTTGAGACAGAGCGTTTACTACGTGACGCAGGAGGCCGACCCAGGACTCATAGTTTTGAGCTTCCGGCAGAGCCACATCAAATTCACGACCATAAACGGTATGGAATACCAGGGTGCGCAGACGCATGATGTCGGTTTCATGGGAGATCCAGTTACGCATCGCGGAGAACTGAAGTGCCGCTAATTCAAGGCCGTGCTCACGGCTTAAATCGGATGCGGACATTACCGTGTGTTCGGAAGCAATTACGTACTGGGACGGACGAACTTCGTACTTACGCATAGCCTGGTTGATCACCGGAATCAGGCTTGGATTGCGCTCGATGTTAATTTCGACCTGAACAGCAATTTCAGTACCTTCTGGCGGAGCCTGGGTAAATGTAATGTCAATGACACCAGTGTCATAGGCAACTTTGGCAGTCGCTGAGAAAGCATTACCTTTGCTGTCTTTAGCATTGAAATAAAGGTTGCCATCGCCGTCGTCAACTTTGGACGGTTTGCGGTTGATCAGCAGTTTGTTATAACCAGCGCGAAGCGGGCAGGATTGTCCCTCAAAATTTTGGATGTCGAACTGGAAGGTTTTGGTGCTGCCATCCCCTTTAGTGGAAAGGGTATACAGGCGCTTCATTTGAGAATAAACACCAGCTGACTGCATATTCAGTTCGTCACCTTGTTTGAAGGTGCCGAATTTTGTGCCTGCTACGTTGACCAGTTCATAAATATTTGACTCGTCACGATCACAAGGAACAAAAGTACAGGCATCACTGGTAGCAGCGCCCAGAGAGGCAGGCAGAATTAGAGCAGCATATTGAGCAACTTTCATTACGCCGTCAGAGCTACGCATTGATTGCGCGACAGACTCAAACATTGCCTTACCCGTGCCTTCATGGGTATCACTGGCACATTCAGTCATCAGGCGTTCAAGAGCCATGTGTGCGTTCGCCAGGATGTCACTTGCCGGGTAATGACCATGTTGACGTTTATACTCATGCAGAGACATAGCCCACCCACCAGTGATCTGACGAGCGACCTCTGGATTTACGCCTTCAAACATAGGCACTTTCTGGATTGCTTTATCCAGGTTTTCCATCATTACTGCCTGGTCAGCAATCATGTTGCCTGCTGCATCGGTGGTCGGATCGACGGTCATAGCCATGACGCTTGCCGCCCGATTCATAATCTCGCGCTCGCGATCACGAGCTGGCTGAATGTTTTTATTCACGGTTAAGCCTAAATTCGGGCGCGGCGTGAAGGTTCTTTTGACGTGCTAACAATACATACTTTGTGATTTAGTCAATAGGCTTAGTAAAATAAAATATATTAACACGCATGTTGTTATGTGATTTAATTTTAGTTTTCTAACACAAATCATTAGAGTTATGGCGTATCGAATCTTTGTTTCGTATAAAAATGGCGCTAAGAGCCACTCTCTGAACACAACAAGTCGCTTTCTTGTTGAGGCGCAGTTGGCATCAATTCTTGCCGAAAGTGAGATACTCTCGCTAGCTGAACGGATCGTTATCCAGTTTTCTGGTAGAGATATACTCAATGTCCCCGCCCTCACCCCAGCCTCCGAAGTTATGGAATCAATTAAATGGCCTGTATGCGGATGTCCTGCCAGGGTTGAAGAGCCGGTAACAGCAACGCTCTACATGCCGAAAGCAGTAAGAGATTGGCTTGCTATGGTTGGTAATGGGAAAGTCAGTGCTGGACTTCGCAAGTTAATTGAAATGGCAGATATTCCTGAGTTAAAAAACGCATGGCGACAATGAGTAAACAAGGGACAAAATGAGCCACGTTAACCCATCAAAAACACAATATCGCTTAATGCTGTCGATCGCGTCAGCTATACCAACCAGCCTGAATCCCCCGGCAGGCTATCCCGCTGTTGTTGATGATTGTTTTCAGTATTACGGAGAAGACATCCTGAGCCAGTCCAAAGCGCTCAAGCAGTTATGTAAGGCAGGTATTCTTCACTGTATCGGAGATCCGGACGATTTTGTTGTTATGCTGGCGGATCGTGACTCTTTTCTACTGTCCTGGAAAGCCGGTGCGCGCGAAGCACGTTTGGGGAATGGTATTGGTTACATAGACTATAGTGATTGTCCGCTGGCATTTGCTGGTGGATATATGCATTGGCATGAGCGAAATAGAGGCCGTCAGCGTCAGTATCGCTTGAGTGACTTTAACGTCTGTCACGGTTTCGAAGAAGCTGACAGCCAGGACATCTGGCTTCAGGAGCCTTGATCCCCCTTCCCTTCCCAAATCTCCCTGTTTCTTTGGTTATTCAGTGCGTTTCGTTGGTTGCATTCGTCGATCGTGCTGAATAACTGTTCAGCGTATGTCGGATACTTGTTTAACAGCACTGGCGTGTCCTCTGGCACTAAACAAGGGGAGTAATCAATCAGATTTGCCTGCGGCTTGCTGGTGGCTTCTACGGTAATTTTCACTGGCACGCTGGTTGATGGCTTTTGCCCGTTCCCGCTGCATCCTGATAACGTCATCAGGCACACGCACATCGTTAATCCCAGCACGGCGTAACGCATTTTCAAGGCGAGTGATTTCATTCTGGCTTTCCTCTCGTTGTTTGATTAGGTTGGCATTCAGTTCTGCTGTTTTGCGCTGGTACTCCTTTTCCAGTGCTTTAATTCTTTCGTTTTCGGTCAGCATGGCTGAGCGAGCGTTCTCACTTAACTGTAATGCGGTAGAAAGCGTGTTGTTCGTGCTTTCCAGTTGTGATTTTGAGTCTTCAAGCGATCGGACATACCTGATGTGTTCGATAACTGCCGTCGTTGTTCGGTAAATTCCAGAAATGGCTAAAAGCGCAATTACAATCAAAATTATCTTTTTCAAAACCATCCTCTTCAGGTTCATTTTTGGTGTTAAATATGTACCAATTTACATCCTATTGTGTGCCTAAGTAGTGTTTCTATGGTTCCTTTTTGGTGTTCTTTTGGAGCGCATCGATAACGCCTTGTGGCATGATTAAACTGATTGCCGGACTCATTACTGCATTATCCAGTAGAGAACCAGTTAACGTGATGGCGACAGCGTTCTCTAAACCTTTGGTTGCCTGAGTGGTTGACGTTTTAATGCGACCTGTAAGGGCTACGACACCCTCACTTGCTGAGTTAATTTCGGAGAGTAAAACTTCGGCGGCTGTCACTGCTTCCCGTAAAGCATCAATTTCATCCTGAGTAATGACTGGAGCCTGAGCGCCCCCAGCACCACCCTGTCCACCATCGCTTTCACCACCACCAGCACTTCCGGCAGCTTCAATTTTTGCGTTAATGGCGTTCATGGCGGTTTTCAGAGCATCAAGTTTTAGCGCCGTCAATGCGTCCGTTAGGGATTGCGGAATGGAAACATTCCCCATTCCCTCAACAAGGGCGAAAGCAGGTATGGGGGTCAGCTCGTTACCTTTTGCGTAGCATTCCCAGCCAATCTTCATCTGTAACAGCTCTGATGGCTTGGTGTATGGGGAAAGAGAATCAGCCAGTAATGAAGACGCTTTGCTGGCCTCATTGAGCTGTTCAGAAAAGCCAAGCAATTGAGTAGTCCAGGCCGAAACAGAATCAGGATAGGTTTTATCGGCGTGAACTATTCCCTGTATGGCGCTGGCGAGCGATGAGGCTTTTACAGAAGCTGCCCGGCTTATGGTTATAGATTCTGGTGTAGAGATACCGGCATCTGACAGAATTTTGAAGGCTTTAACTTCACCTATTGAATCAAGCATTATGCAACCTGAAAAATATCCTCGCCGTTGGCGATAACAGAACCACAAGAAAGCGGATCGCCTACACAGACAACTCCCTTTCCACCTATCGAAAACCATACTCGCGTCGATACAGCTGCCCCTGGATGTGCACTGTTACCGTCAGTGTGACTGGGAAACATGGCACCATCTACAACAACTGGCTTACCGTTAACGGTGAACCAGGGAACGGTTTCAGCTACCAGTCGCGGCGGAAATCCTCCGTGACCAGAACAAAGGGTGTCGCTGGTGGCTATTGCGCTCATTCTTCACCTCCTGGTTATCCTCCTATTGTCATCACTTTGTTATTTCGTCATTCAAACGGAGAGTTAAATTTCGGAATATTTTTGTATTCTCAATTCATTCTCAAATAAATCTCACCATCAGACCATCATTCAGTGGGTGATTAAGATATTCTCAAAATAAACTCAACAAGCGCTCTTTTTTATCTCGTTTGGTGTGGATTTTTGGGTGCTTCTCTTTTAAAATTACATTTTGATTCTCAAATGTGTCTCAGAAGTGGAGCAAGAAGATGCGCATTTTTATCGATGATGGTTCAACCAATATCAAAATGCTGTGGGAGCACGACGGGGAAACTCGCACTCACATCAGCCCTAACAGCTTTAAGCGCGGATGGTCAGCAACATTTGGTGCGGGCAAGCCGTTTAACTATGTCATTGACGACGAAAAGTATTCATACGACTTGATATCGCCAGATGTTCTGCCGACGAATAATGTGGAATGGCAATACAGCCCGCTTAACGTCCTGGCTGTTCACCATGCCCTGCTGACAAGCGGTATTGAGCCGCAGGAAGTAGAAATTGTGGTCACGCTGCCTCTGGCAGAGTTTTACGACGACGACGCGCAATACAATCTCGATAACATCGAGCGCAAGAAAGCCAGTCTTATGCGCCCCGTCACGCTGAATAAAGGCAATGTATTCACTATTAAGAAAGTTACGGTACGCCCGGAGTCTATCCCGGCGGGAATTAGCCTGTGCGACAATCTGAACCCTGCCCACTCTGTTCTTATCGTCGATTTGGGTGGAACTACCTTGATGTTTCAATGGTCGCTGGACAAATGACGGCAGTTTCCCGTGTTTTTGGCGATTCGAATCTTGGTGTATCACTGGTCACCAGGGAAGTAAGGCAAGCACTTGCAAGGGCCAATACCGAAACGTCAAATTACAATGTGGATCAGCTCATTATTAACCGCCACGATGAAGATTATCTGAACGACAATATCAATGACCCATCAGCGATTGGTGATGTGAAAAAGGCCATTGCCGCAAGCATTGACCGTCTGCGTACCCGCGTTCTTGATGTGATTGGCGACTTTAAAGGATATACGCATGTCATGGTGATCGGTGGTGGCGCACCGCTGGTGGCAGATGCAATTCGCGTGCAAGTTAATATTCGTGATGACCGTTTCTTCGTGGCGGATGACCCGCAACTTGCTCTTGTTCATGGCCTGAAAGCAATCGGTTAACGAGGTATGTCCATGTCTCAGGAACGTAAGAAAGTGATGATTTATCTTCGCCCAGAGGCTTATGCCAATGAAAAGGCGGCGAGCGAGAAGATAAAAAAACATAGCGATATGGCAAGAACTGCATTGTTGGCAGGGCTTGCGCTGGGAGAAGTCGATAGCAGGCTTCCAGGATTACTGGCTTCCCTGCTGACCGAAGACAATAACCCGGAGCTGATCCGAAAAATGCTGGCATCCTTCCTGGAACTACCAGCTGCGGTTGAGGAGCGCCCTGCCTCCATTGAGCCAGTGAAGGAGCAATTTGTAGCCAAAAGCGCGTCGGCGCGCAATCTAGCTGACTCTCTACCTGATTGACAGAAGATGTGCTGGTTTAAGGCTGCAAATTGCAGCCTTTTTTATGCCTTAATGGTGTCTAATTAGTGTTTGTTTGGTACCACTTAGGTGCTGTTATGGGGTTATTTTGTATCTGGTTCCAATTTTGGGCTGATTTCGTGTTAAATAGGATGCAATATAAGGTGTATTTGGTCTGATTGATGTTATACTTTGCCAAACATTAATGACTCCATTATAGAGCCTGTCCCGCATCAAAAAGGCTCTTATCTGGAACCGTTTTGATACCAAAATCACACCGAGGAACGGATATGATTATATTGGTAGTCAGCCAAAAAGGTGGCTGTGGAAAATCAACCACAAGCGTAAACATCTGTGCGGAGCTTGCCCGCGCAAATAAGGATGTAGTGTTACTAGATGCAGACAAGCAAGGAACAGCTGCCCGCTGGGCAGCTGACCGTAACACGGCAGAGGTTTCTCCTGTAATTCATTGTGTCCAGAAGTTTGGTAATATTCGAGAAACACTTCTCGATCTGGATAAGCGTTATGAATTTGTAGTTGTTGATACAGCCGGGCGCGATAGCAAAGAGATGCGTACAGGCATAACCGCTGCAGATATTGTGTTGGTCCCATTCAGACCATCTCAACCAGATTTAGACACGCTGGCACACTTTGTTGAAGTGTTTGAAGAGGCTTTGGACCTGATGCCTAATCCTAGCATTAAGGCGTTCGCAGTCTTAACAATGGCCCCATCCAATCCGGTTGTGAATGAAACCAATGAGGCCAAAGAGTACCTGGCTGAATATCCGCAACTGAAGTTGCTGAAAACCATCATTCGTGATCGTAAGGTTTACCGCGATTGCATGGCTGAAGGGAAGGGCGTTGTTGAGATGGACAACGGGAAAGCTAAAGGTGAAATCCAGATGTTGGTTAAGGAGTTATTAAGTGATTAAGCCTCGTAAATCGGTAAAAGCCCCCGAAGTAAAAGACCCCGATCTTGAACGCCGAATTGAGGATTTTGCCAGTAAGGCTGATTTGGTGCCGGGTGAGCAACCAGAAGACAACAAAGTGCTCGATAAGGACGCTCCACGTGATTTTAAATCTATTCGTGTTGGTTTCAATGAATACGAGTACCAAGTACTTGATGCGTTAAGTAAAAAGCATAATCGCAGCAAATTGAATATGATCCGCCATGCTATCCTCATGTTAGCGGAGTCTGAGGAAGCAAAATAAAGTCTTTCAGGTTGGTTTTAGAACTTAAAAAGTCTTGAACCAAAGGTGCACCAATACACCACTAATTTGGTGCACCTTTACATCCTTTTTGGTTCCAATTGTGTACCATTTGTCATTAATTTACTTATGCGCAAAAGTGGGCTTCATGAAAAAGCTCATTATTGAAATAACGATAGAAAGCAATTTCTAATCAACTAGTGGTTGTCAGCCTATTCGGCTTATAAGATCATACGCTGTTATACGTTGTTTACGCTTTGAGGAATCCACAATGAGTGAGGCAGAAGCCCGCCCGACTAACTTTATTCGTCAGATCATCGATGAAGATCTGGCCAGTGGTAAGCACACCACAGTACATACCCGTTTCCCGCCGGAACCGAATGGCTATCTGCATATTGGTCATGCGAAATCTATCTGCCTGAACTTCGGGATCGCCCAGGACTATAAAGGCCAGTGCAACCTGCGTTTCGACGACACTAACCCGGTAAAAGAAGATATCGAGTACGTCGAGTCGATTAAAAACGACGTTGAATGGTTAGGTTTTCACTGGTCTGGCAACATCCGTTACTCCTCCGATTATTTTGACAAACTCCATGCCTATGCTGTTGAACTGATCAATAAAGGCCTGGCGTACGTTGATGAACTGACGCCGGAACAGATCCGCGAATATCGTGGCACCCTGACGCAGCCGGGTAAAAACAGCCCGTACCGCGACCGCAGCGTTGAAGAGAACCTGGCGCTGTTCGAAAAAATGCGTGCCGGTGGTTTTGAAGAAGGTAAAGCCTGCCTGCGTGCGAAAATCGACATGGCGTCGCCATTTATCGTAATGCGCGATCCGGTGCTGTACCGCATTAAATTTGCTGAACACCACCAGACTGGTAACAAGTGGTGCATCTACCCGATGTACGACTTTACCCACTGCATCAGCGATGCGCTGGAAGGTATTACGCACTCTCTGTGTACGCTTGAGTTCCAGGACAACCGTCGTCTGTATGACTGGGTACTGGACAACATCACCATTCCTGTTCACCCGCGCCAGTACGAATTCTCGCGCCTGAATCTGGAATACACTGTGATGTCCAAGCGTAAGCTGAACCTGCTGGTGACCGACAAGCACGTTGAAGGCTGGGATGACCCGCGTATGCCGACCATTTCCGGTCTGCGTCGTCGTGGTTACACTGCGGCTTCTATTCGTGAGTTCTGCAAACGCATCGGCGTGACCAAGCAGGACAACACCATTGAAATGGCGTCGCTGGAATCCTGCATCCGTGAAGATCTCAACGAAAATGCCCCGCGCGCAATGGCGGTTATCGATCCGGTGAAACTGGTTATCGAAAACTACCAGGGCGAAGGCGAAATGGTCACCATGCCGAACCATCCAAACAAACCGGAAATGGGTAGCCGTCAGGTGCCGTTTAGCGGTGAGATTTGGATCGACCGCGCCGATTTCCGCGAAGAAGCTAACAAGCAGTACAAACGTCTGGTGCTGGGTAAAGAAGTGCGTCTGCGTAATGCTTACGTCATTAAGGCTGAACGCGTGGAGAAAGATGCCGAAGGCAATATCACCACCATCTTCTGTACTTATGACGCCGACACCTTAAGCAAAGATCCGGCAGATGGTCGTAAAGTGAAAGGCGTTATTCACTGGGTGAGCGCGGCACATGCGCTGCCGGTTGAAATCCGCCTGTACGATCGTCTGTTCAGCGTGCCGAACCCAGGTGCTGCGGATGATTTCCTGTCGGTGATTAACCCGGAATCGCTGGTGATCAAACAGGGTTTTGCTGAACCGTCGCTGAAAGACGCGGTAGCGGGTAAAGCATTCCAGTTTGAGCGTGAAGGTTATTTCTGCCTCGACAGCCGCCATTCCACGGCGGAAAAACCGGTATTTAACCGCACCGTTGGGCTGCGTGATACCTGGGCGAAGTTAGGTTAATAGGTATTTCGCCACATAAAAAAGTAAACGCCGCTACTGCGGCGTTTTTTACTTCATTATTGCAATTATATCGTTAGCAACTACACGTGTTGACGCCTTGCAGGACACCGACCGTCTGGCTGCCATATGATGTACTTTAAACCCGTTTCCTTCATATAGTTCACGGATGTTTGGCGCACCACTATTTGTTATCACTACCTTAGCGCCGCGCTGGTGGGCTTCCACCAATAGAGATACCAGCCGTTTCTGTTCGTCGAAACGGAAGCTATTTCCTGAATAACTGGTAAACCCTTCTGTATCCGGCAGCGGTTCATACGGCGGATCGCAAAAAATCACATCGCCTTCACCAGCCGCCTCGATGACGCCAGCAAAGTCACCTGATACAAAGGACGTGTTTTTGAGTACGTCATCAGCCAAAAATGCCTCCATCTCTGCATGTGGGAAGTAGGGCGCTTTGTATTTGCCATACCCCACGTTGAACTCGCCATTTTGGTTGTACCGCGTTACGCCATTAAAACAGTGCCGATTAAGGTACAAAAAGGCGGCAGCATGATGTAGCTGGTCATACTTTCCTCTGTTAAATGCCTCACGCACTTCGAGGTAAGCGTCAGCGTTGTTGTAATTTTGGAAAAAACTATATGACAGCGTGACGAGCGAATGTCCTTCTCGCTGCAATGTCTGATAGAAGTTAATCAGGTCACCGTTAATATCATTAAGCAGGTTGTGGCGAAATCCTGCATTTGTAAATACGGAACCGCCACCAACGAATGGTTCTATTAACCGCTTGCCGTGTGGTAGATGCTCAAGCACTGTAGGCAACTCTGAGAATTTACCGCCTACCCATTTGAAGATCGGGCGCTCATATTCATCCTGAGTCCGAATGGTGCGCATATAGCTAATTTCAGCCATCGTATCCTGTTTTTCTATGGCTATGCTTGCTATAGATTTACTCATAGAGCACCCCCTTATTCGCTTCGAAAACTGCCTTTGCGAATCCATGCGGAGTAGCACTTCGAAAATTAGCCCTTTCAGGTCCAGGTGGCGCGGTATGGATTCTGTTATCTGGCTTGCCTAATGATTCGTCCATTAGGGCATCAGGCATGACAAAGCCTTGCCCGCTCCAGAGGCATGTTTTTTTGGTGTAATTGTCTTCCTTGCAATATGCAGTGAAGTGGTAAGGATGGAAGATGTGATCAGGTTTACGCCAGAATGTCGATATTTGGCTGACCGGGTTTTCAATCATGTACGGGCAACCAATCATCTTTGCAATATCGTAACACTGCCAGACGACCTGCATCGCTTTGAACTGGAAAAACGGATCTTTGTCAGCCTTATGCGCAAACCAGCGCGCACCGGAAACAGCAAGGTCCGTGCACGGCGGAAAACCAGCTAAAAACACAATACGTTGTAAATTATTTCGGAGAAAAGCATAAACTTCATCACTATCGATAATCGCACTGATACGTGTCAGAACTGCGCCTGATTGCATCAGCTCATCTCTGGTCTCTGCGTGTTGTGGATCGACGATAACAGCATCTATACCATGCTCCAGCCAGGGGGCGACCATTTTCCCCGTGAAATCACAAAGACTCACCATCAGAGGTCTATTGTTAACGTTCTGCTTCACCACCAACGGCCTCCACCAGCGAAGTGAACATCGCGGATAATTCAGCAGTAAACAGGATAAAGTCAGCGTCAAATCGTTGCGCAACATCCTCTCGATCAATATCGTCGTTCTGGTCGTACAATTCGTCGCTGAACGACAAAGCCTTGATACTCATATCGTCATTCAGTCTGAAAAATGCACGGTCTTGCCAGTTAACCGCAACTGTGGTTGCAACCTTACCAGCTTCTATATGACTCATGATCTCGTCGGATAGCAGGTCCACTTTTTTGCAGCGGACCGCGCCGCCATCATCAAGCAATGCTTTTAAGGTCGCTTCCTCACCGGCACGGAAACCGTTCGGGAAGCCATTTTTAATCCAGCCAGTGATGGTCAGTTCTAATGGGTCTTTCGGAGAGAAGGGGACAACGGGCAAGCTGCCAAGCGATTTCCGTAACAAAGCCAGCTGATCCTCTGCTTTTTTAGCACTGCTGGCCTCGACAAAAACCAGATGATTGCTTCGGTCTATCAGGATTTTAGCGACTGATTTTCTCGTGAAAGCACGAGGAAGCAGAGAGTGAAGCACTTCATCCTTCAGCGAATCTTTTTCAGTCTTCTTCAGCTTTCTGTCTTGCTCTTCTTCAAGTGTCAGGATTTTTTTCTGTAACTCTTCTTTGAGCACTTGAGAGGGTAGGATTTTTTCCTCTCGTTTATGCTGTATCAGAAGAAAACCTTGGTATTCATGGGTGAGGTTGTCGCCAAGAACGGGGGTCCAACCAGCTTTAGCCATATCCTGAGAACCGCATGGGGTAAACACAAACTTGCTAAGGGCTGCATTTACTTCTGCAGTATCCCAGCTAACTTCGCGTGAAAGACGATAGATGAAGATATTTTTGAAAGCGACTGATCTCATGTCTCACCATTTGTGTTAGAAAATACATATTAATTATCTAACACAAATGGGTGCATTTTCTATCCTTTCTTGAAATCGAAGTTGCTAGCAGTGGCCTGAAAGGTTCCTCCTGCCTTGAAAGCTATGTCTCCGTTAGCGGTGACAGCAATATTTTCCCCTTTAACATTGATGTTGTTGGCTGATTTGACGTTAACACTCCCTCCTGCATTCACGATTACATCAGCCGGACCAATGATATATATCTGCCCGGACTCATTCATGCCAATCCTTGAGCCTGCTGCCGTATTGGCAATTTCATAGCCGCCACCAGCAGTTCGTACTTCAAGAATATTGTTGCGGTGAATAACGAAGTCTTTCGTTGCTGAGATTTGGGGGCGGGGAGGTGCTCCATCTACTTCCGGCGGCGTCCAGCCGTTGCCTTTGCCAGATGCTTCTGGTGCAACGTTTGGAATTCCTCCCGGTGCATCCTGAGCGGCACCAACTATCATTGGGCGTCTGGTGTCTATTCGACCGTTAACATCTAAATAAGGAAACTCTACCCAGACCAGGTCACCTTTGACTGTGGGTACAAAAGCGTTTCCGATGGGTAACAGGTATTCCGCCCAGGGTAGATCGTCATCAGGAACGCCATTCCAGTCAGGTAAAACACGGACTTGAGCACGCATAAGCCCTGCCGGGTGCACAGTTCCAACAATTTGCGCTCTACGCTTCATTTGTTCGGCACTCCCAATATCATTCGTGTTGTGTAGCCTACGCGGTCTTCAAAGTGCGCAACATTTTTTACTATCAGCTTACGGGGCATTGATTCATCAATGCGGTTTTCCTGGTCATAGCGGTATACGATAATCTCTATCACCATCCCCGGTTTTATATCAGGATTGCCTGCGACTTCTATATCCATTTTGGGGACGAGAGACAGCTGCATATTGCGAAGAGTTTCCATATCAGAGTCGGATATATAACGCACTGGGAGTGAGCTATCGCCATATTCGACGTAGCCATCGGTCATGGAATACCCAACAAAACGATATTGATTCTTTGCTGTTGTCGCATGTTCCTGTTGGAGTAGGCGCATTTTGGACAAAGTGTATTCTGCTTTAGGGTTATTCCCCTCGTAGGTAAATGATGGCGTTTGCTTCATCAGATCAGCCAGGGTGTAAAAGTTAAATTCCCCCCGGCATACCCAACATAATGCACCTTTGTCTCGCGCTATCTCCGAAAGCATTTTTGACGGTTTGTCACCGGCATTCAGATGATATGTAACTGCGCGTTTTAGCACGCTGCTGGTAATTTTAAGCTTGCCGGAATATGCCTTGAATATAGCGTCTGGTGTTTTGTTGGTATGTAAATTTGTGCGCGGGGAGGGGATCTTAAACCTGCGCACGTCTTCACTGACAGCAATAACGGTAACAACATCACCAGCCAGCATTGCAGACGTAACAAAGAAATCTGTTTTAAAAGTGCCTGCATTACCGTTTGGATCGCCCATTTCAGCCACCAGCGATGCACCGTATTTGGCTTTCCAGTCATCAATTACGGTGCCGGTAGCGTCATGAATTTCCAGTTTTAGCAAAGGGGCTTTGAGGCTGGTTTTTTCTACATATACTGCGGTAAAAATCCAGTCTCGTGGCACTTTGTTATCGTTAATGAGCACTGACTGTAGAAAATATTGTTGTAACTCCTGGGCCACTTATCACCCCATAGATATCGAGGTTTCGGTAATAATACGTTTTGCGTCCAACTCCCATGCTGTGATCACGTCTGCAATCACACTTATCGGCGCTTGTGTGGCATAAATACGCTCTTCTCCAATTGGTGCTGAAACATCCGTAAAGCCGACTTCTTTGGAATCCTGTATCGAGCAAATCAGCGGGACCGGGACACGAACAAGGTGAGTGGTTGCTTCAAATTGTGTACCTGTCATCAGGCGAAGGCGTGCGCCCAGCGAATTACACATCAGACTCATGGTCGCTTTATCAGTTGCCATTAACGTAACGTCATACGTCAGAATGGCCTGGGTGTATTCCAGTTCTGCTAAAGGCATTCCGGTATCCGGTTCGCAAAAACTGGCTACTTTTTTGCGGTCAATCTGCTGATCATCGTTGATATAATTGATATCCATAGTGCGTGAGATATTGACCAGGGGGAGAGCATCCCGGTTAATGTTCTGGTTTTCAGGTTTTCTCCCTTGCCCGGCATTTGCGCGACGAACTGCTTTAAGAAACTCGATCGCATTGTCGAAACGGGCCACATAGACACGCTCTGCTGGTGGACGATTCAGGAATGACGCAAAGCGTTTTTCTTCCGGCGCGGGGGCCACCAGTAAGATATCAGAAAAAATGTTGCTGATTAGCGTCGCAAACGCGTTATCCACGTTTTCAAAGCCCGTGGTCTGGAATTTTCCTGTGCGTGAGGTTTGCCATTCACCTGTTCGCGCCAGGAGGGTTTTATTTGAAGTCATTCGATCACTCCGTTTTGAGTCGTATCAAAATTCCTGGCAGGTATGCAGTAGTAAAGCGAACCAACATGCTGTGTGCCGTAGCTAAAAATACGGTGCACGTACCACCAGCGGCGCGCTACGCCGTTTACCATCTCTTCATTCCATTCAAGAATTGAGCCGACGGGGACGTTATTTGCTGCAATACGCAGAATCAGAACATCATCGGTTAAGCCATCCTGCTCACCGTCTGCGTCAATCGCATGGAAAGAGTCACGCCCGTCAGGGTTATCCAGCACATAAACGATTTCAGGTTCCTGGTAAGTCAGTTCGCGTTGGTTGTTATCCAGTTCAGTGAATGACTCTTCTCCTGTTTCGTCGCTGACTACCCCATATGTGCCAACATCTGGTCGATATAAGAGAGCCTGAAACGCGTCTGGGCTGGATTCAATAATCAGCATCCAGTCTGCGCGGATTTGGTCGTTAAAGGCTTTATGCCCGTTATAGCGTGCTTTTAACTGTGGAGTCGGTTCTCTGCCAGCCAGGGAAGATGGAAGTATGGCTATATCTGATTCGCCAGCATCCGGAGTAAGGCCACCGTTGCTATCAGCAAAATTATCATGGCTATCAGCTTTGGCGGCGGGTTGCTCTTCCAGAATGCTGAATGAATCCGAACCTGTATTGCCATGTTCCGGCGCGCCTCCTGCATTCGCTTCAATCGGCGCTGGCGTTTCTCTCTGCGTGCTGTCATGTTCTGACTCCTTACTTGCCAGGTTTGCATCGTCAGCAAACCATTCGTCAAAACGGCCCATAAGCATCCTCAAAGGTCGATCTGTCAGGTATCGAAAGGAAGATTTTCTGGAGATTGTGATTTTGGATGAAGGAGGGGGAATTCATAAAATGCACTTGCGCACAGTGCAACGGTGCGCTATAGTTATGGCATTCGGTAATCATCACGGAGGATCAAATGACTAATGACCAAAAAAATTAACATAAAGGATTTCAGGGATGCGTGGCTTGATGATTTTTTTGAATTTTCAACACCACATAGAAAGATACCTCCTGATATTCATATGACATTGTCACGGAAGTTGGACATTATCAATGCCGCAACTACCTGTAAGGATTTAAGATCACCACCAGGTAATCGGTATGAGGAACTGTCAGGGAAGCTAAATGGCTATTCATCAGTAAGGGTGAATAAGCAATATAGGTTAATTTTTAAGTGGGTTAACGGAAAGGCCGAGGACTTGTATCTCGACCCTCACAAATACTAAAACAGATACCCGGTTACGGACCGGGTTCTGACCAGAGTCCACTTAATACGCACGCTAGTAAGGGCAAAAAATGAAACAGGCAACCAGAAAACCGACGACCGTAGGTGATATCCTGCTGTACGAATACCTGGAGCCGTTAGAGCTGAAGATCAACGAGTTAGCAGAAATACTTCATGTTCATCGTAACACCGTAAGTGCTCTTGTTAATAATAATCGTAAGCTAACGATGGATATGGCATATCGCCTGGCAAAAGCATTCGATACTTCTGTAGATTTTTGGATTAATCTTCAGACCGCAGTAGACCTGTGGGAAGTCGAAAATGATATGCGCGTTCAGGAAGAGTTAAGTCGTATCAATACTGCTGAAAAATTTATTTCTCAGCGGAACCTGAATAAAAAAGCAGCCTGATATAGTAAAACACATACAAAAAGCCCACTTAGCAAGTGGGCTTTCCTTTGTAATTAATGAACATTAAACCTATCCGTACAGAACAAGATTATGAGGCCGCACTGCGTGCTGTCGAACCGATGTTCGATAACGAACCGGAAATGAATACTCCGGAAGGTGATTTCTTTGAGGTTATGAGTCTTCTCATTGAGGAGTACGAGAAGAAACATTACCCAATTCAGCCACCATCACCTGTTGAATCTTTTAACTATCCATAATAAAAGTAATCAGGATAAGCTATGATGTCAGAAAAAGTTAAAGATAATCCGTCTATAAATGAAACAGAACTAAAATCATTTTCTGAGATTATAAAAGATAAAATATTTAACAAGGTTTTTGCATATGTTGTCATTTCTTTTCTAATCATTAACTGGAAGGATATTTTAATTATATTAAAGTCAAAGGACGACATCCTATATACATTATCTATTGTTTTTGTTGGTGGTAATGTCCCGTTCTTTGATAATTGGATTGTATCCCCGTGGGTTTATCACGTTGTAATTCCATTTATTTATGGAGTATTTGCATCTGTATTAGCTCCTTTTCTCACACTGAAGATATCTAAGCTAACAAGTAAATTATACACTGAAATAAGATATTTAGATGAAGTTGCTGATTATGATAAAAGAATAGAATTGCAAAGAAAGAAAACAAAGTTAAATCAAGCAACCAATGATGCTAAATATTCAAAACAAATCTTATATGAAAATGAAAATAAACTTAATGACCTAACTACGAAACAGCGAGAAATTTGTGGCGCGATAAAACTATTGCATACTGATGTTGGCAGTATTATTGAACTATATAAAAATAAGGGTGTTAGCATTGAATCTCCGCAAGATTTATGTGATTTTATAGTCGCTATAAAAAGCACATCATTCTATAATGATGACAAGCATTTTAATAAATTGGTGTCTGATATTTCCAGTTTATTTGATAATACTGGAATTGATCTTTCAAAAAAATGAAAGCCCAGCATAAACTACTAGGCTATGTGTGGTTTATGCTTTTTTCACGTACTCTATAAACATCTTCTCAGCCTGTTCTTGTGGCGTTCCAGCCATGACAAGCGCATCAATGAACGCCTGCTTCTTCAGTGCGAACTGATCGGCAAGGCGTTGCTGAAGTTCCTTATTTTTCTGTTTCTCACGTTGCAAGGCCGCTTCTTTTGCAGCCGCCCGTTTTTTCTGTGCGTCTGACAACTTTCTGGCCCTGGTCAATTGGTCACGTAGCTTGTCGATCTTGCCGTTGTCCTTTGCCAGTTTTGTACTTAAAGCTGCCTGGCGCTTCTGATAGAGTCTCCATTCGCGTTTGGCGGCTTCAACGTTCGTTTTACTGCTACGATTGCGATTAAACTCCTTCTCGTCTTCTTTTGAGAAGTGTTTGGTTGTACGTCGGCGATCGTCACCAAATGCAATTTGCGTTGCAGCCTTTTGTAGTGCACGAGCAATACTCATTTGCCAACTTGCGGATTGTAACCGCGTCATTGAGTGGATCACGTGTTTACAGGCGACGCCTTGTAGCTTAGGGTTACGGACTTTTGGATAGGCGTATTCTTTTGGCGGGGCCAGGGCAAAGTTACCCGCAGTAGCGATGTAACGATACCAGTATTGATGACGACCACAGTCACAATCGAAAGACACTCGCCCGGCGCACAGTGATTTAGTGATTTTCAGAGCTGATTTATCGTCTTCTGCGATGTCATCAACCATCTGATCCCATTCTTCAAAGCGTATCCGGACGATATGGTGCTGGTGGACGGATATATCCGATGCTTCTACGCGGATATTAATCACATTGTGGCGAAGAGAGACGGGTGTAGCTCTTTTGATACCAGATCCGTCATCCACGGCGTTATTTGCACGCTTAATATCGATTGCCTGGCTGGATGCCACCAGCTGGGCGTATGTGATGCCTGCCGTCTTACTGTCATATTTTTCGCGCGTTTTACTCCGTAGCTTTTCGAAACCTTTCAGATCGTCTCGCGTAAAGAATGTGCCGCCTTTCTTCTTCCCCAACTTGAGAATATCTTCGGCGGATTTGTTCCTCAGTCTGCCGGGCGTCAGCGTCCGGTGAGCTTGTCGGCGCTTACGGGTTTGTTCTTTACTGATAAGGTCGAATAAACGTGTGAAGTCCTTAGAGGACAGGCCATCAGTGATATAGCGCCCGTCTTGGTTTTTCAGGAAATCAGGCATTTTCTATCTCCGGTTCCGCGCTCGCGTAATCACGGATCTTGTTCCTCAGCCATGCCACATCAGGAAGAGTTAATGTGGTCCCTGCGGGCATTTCTTCCATTTCTGACTCATGGCCCACCAGCACCCGGAATACCCAGCGTAAATCTGCATTGCCATACGCCCGGTAGGCTGCAAGGTCTGAACGATATACTTCATCAATCTTTATCGTGTACTGGAAATTATCAGAGTGATACTCCGATACCCGCTTAATCATTTCCTGGTGAAACAGCGCACGAAAAATATCGTCTTCAATGTACCTATCGTCGAGTCTGCTATAGCCCATAACAAAGCCTCTCAGTCATAACTTAGGGGAAACTGTATGCAGGGTGTGAAATGCGAGAAACAGACAGGCCACCAGTTCAGGGGGATGTGGTTCATAAATCCCCTCACTGGTGACAAGTGACTTTCATTAATCTTTATGCGGGGGCCAGCTTCATTTGCTGGCATTAGATTAAAAATTAAACGGAGTGAATGACATGGATGTTATCTTCGAATTATTAATGCTAATTGATCTGTTTATGAACGCTTCATTGACCACTCAAATACTCGCGTTAATATTTTTGTTACTCTTCTACCTGGTATTGAGGGAGTTAACAAAGCTACTAATGTGATCAAAGTATCACGGTATCTTCATCAACTTCTTTCCCAGCCAGTGACTTTGGCTGGGAGGTGCCTGCTTTAACTTTTTCATGCCCAATAATGGAAAGGAACGAAGCGAGTATGCCTGTTTTTTGCTCTTTCTCGACTGTACCGGTCATTTGCTCTACGTAATCCGCACTGGCAACGTTGTGGTATACGGTCGCGTAACAACACAGGACCATCAGAATATGTTCCGGCCTGATATCCTGCCAGTTCACCCGGTAGACTTCTTCTCCGTTACCGTTGTATTCGGTGTCAACGATGGAGTCAGGGATTTCGAAAGCACCTTTGTTATTTTGCGGCAGGGATAATAGCTTCTGGAGTTTTAACTCTCTGTATCTTTCCATCCCGACGATGATTGCTGCTCTACCATCGGCATGACGGGTCTTGAGAGTCACCTGGCTTGCTCCGGTGCCAGCGGAGATCGTTGGCGTAATTTCGTCTACCAGTACCTTAAATTTGCTTTTCCGCAGGGCTGCTATAGCTGGAGGAATTTTTTGCTTTTGCTCCAATGCTGACGCGGGAAGGGGTTTTACTTCGTTAATAATGAGAGCACCGTCTTTCAGTATTGCAGTGAGCATTTGAGGCTTGCTGGTGGTCAGGCTGAATATTGCGATCTTTTCCATTGTCCTTCCTCCACGGATGACGGATACAAAAAAAAGGCCGCACATGGCGGCCTGCTTTGGCGTTATGACTCCCTACCGCGCTTCGGCTGAAAGTTAATCGTCAAAAGAACCTTCAACGGGAGCCGTTAGCGCGATGGATTATGTGCAGTTTGTGATTTCCAAAATAGTGTCAACCACTTTTTGTGGATTTTATTTATTGACAGAAATTTGGCCTAAATCATGTTGATTTGGCTGATTATTTTTATAACATAAAAGTCATTTTGATTGCATGAAGGACGGTGCAGTGAAGTTAATGGTTTTAGGGACCGCGCTCGCGGCTAAGATGGTAAGGTATGGAGTTAATGAAATGTTTTTTATAAAAAATGGAAAAAGATTTTCCTCAACAATACTAGCTACTGTTGTTGCTCTTTTTGTTCCCACACTCACCTTTGCTTATGATTTTAGCAAAATTGACTGCAATTCCCCTAAAACTAGGCAGATGTTAATCGATGATTATAATGAACTGCTGAAGGACGAGCAGGAAGCAATCTCTGTAATTGATGCTTATAATCAGATCAATGAGATAAGAGAAAACAATAAGCTCCAATGCCTGGGAACGTATGAATTCTCAGATGGAAGTGCGCTTAGGGTTAGATATAAGTTATATTTAAATAGCCTCGGCACACCCATATATGAATTTGCTCCAGTTGAGGAATTAACGCAAGATGATGTAAGCGCATCTATTCATAATTCCCCTGCAACTCCTGCAAGCATGGCTGGACATGATAAAAAAAATAATGGTGAAACGTATGCCTGTAAGGTGGCTGTAACTTACAAGGGGGAGCGTTCTAACTATATGGGGGATTCCGGAACATGGGATCGTGTGATTACTGACTATGGCACTTATTTTTCATGGGATTTGCCACGCGGAAACCGAGGCAACAGCACAGGTCAGGATGCTTTTAGTGGCATGGACGAATCAAAGCCTGTATTAGAAAATCAGCTAGTGAGAAAGGAAACTGAAAAAGATGGTAGCGTGGTTGATGAATTTAGGACTGATGTAAGTTATGGGGAAAAACAACCAGTTCATAAGTTTGTATATGCTCGTAGAATAAAACCTACAGGCATGAGAGAGTATTATGTTACGGATTTAACAGACAAGCGGGCGTTTATGTTTCTGAATTGTCAGAGAGATTCGTGATTGACATAGCAGGCTTACTATTAAGCCTGCTTTTTGGTTTTACTCGGTAATAGTTTTGCAGTTGTTTTGATTTAATGACAATCCTAGCTTGCTAGCAGCCAACTCATTTTCTGTGTGAGAACCAGCAAAAATGAAGCCTTGTTTTATCTTATTTACGGTGAAATATTTATTATACATGAACGCCCAGATAAATGAGGCAATCCACGGGCCAATTCCGGCTGTGAGGAATGCCAGTATCAGCATAACTACAAATACCCCAATAAAAGTTATAAAGTCTTTCCTGAACAAAGCTGGAAAAGCACCAAACAAGAATGTAGTCCAGGAAAAACCATAAAAACCGGTGATTGATTCGCCAGTTTGAGGGTTTTCAAGTTTAATTTTAGTAGCCACGATTATCATCCTTTTACATAAAAAACATATAGTTATAGTGCTGTGTGAGATTCTAATGTTACTAATTTACACTTTGTAATGCAATTAAATAACTTTAGGCAGTGGAAGTAACTATTCGTGGCAGACTATCGTTAAGATCTTTCAATTATGGTTGCTGTAAGTGGAGGGGAACAGCCTGTTCTATCATCTCGCGTATCAAGCCAACTTCAAGTAGTTCCTCGTATTCCCAGTATCTGTTTGTCACCAGATCCAGGCTGGCTATGACCTTGTGCCGGTCATTCGGCATAGCCAATTTTTCTGCTATAACCATCAGTGAAAACTCTTCATCCAGTAGAATTTGATAGTAGTTTTTTGATAGTTCCACTTCCCTTATGAGACTGAAACGTCGCTGGATTGTGGCAGCAGAGTAAGTGAAATCTATTTTCTTCATCGTGCGGAGAATCCGGTTATTTAGTAGTTAAAGCCCCGGACAGGCCGGGGCAACAGTAATTAACTAACAATCCAGTCCGTAGCAACAACATCCTCTGGAGCTAAATCAATCGCATGGATTTTCCCATCCCGGATAGTGCGCCAGTGCTTTCGTGATCCACCTTCGGGCCACACCCATACACCTTCAGGCCAGGATGCTCGACGGCATACGATTGCATAGCCTGTTTTAATCCTCTCTCTGGCGGTATGCAACGACAGGTTTGCCTTTGGACTTTCAGGCACAGGATGGTGGATTGCCTGAAACATCCCCATCTTTGGATGATACCAGCGTTTATTGCGTGGTTCTGCCTCCGACATCACCTGCTTAAAGGCTTTCCGGAAGGGGGCCAGGGCCACAATGGAGCGTCGCGCAAGCAAACCATCGGGAGTTAAAAACTCATGCGTATCGGTGGGAATCCGGTAAGCGTTGACCAGGTTTCGGCATTTGGCTTCAGTCAGGCCACATTTCGCCGCCAGCTGGCGGTAGCCAATGTAGCCTTCCGGAATATTGCCTTTCTTTATTTGCTCGAGTGTTTCAGCGACCATCGATACTTGTGCTGATACCTCGGCTACCTGGGCATTTACGGCGTTGATCCGGCGTTCATGCTCAAGATGCATTTGCGCCATTTCAGCTAGGATTTCGGCTTTTGATTTTAACTGTACTTTGGCACTCTCCAGTTCGCGCCAGCGGTCCACCAGCCGGGCGGTGAATTCGGGAGAGAGCTGCGCGACGACGATAATACTATCGCGCTTGCCTTGTTCGCCTTCGAAGACGTAATAGCTCGCCGGGCGGCCTGCGGTGGGCTTTTCCTCAATTTGAGGAAAAGTTATTACGCCCCGTTCCGCTAGGTGTTCAATGGTGCGTTTAACGTTGTCAGGACGCTTACCCACCAGCTCCGCGATCTCAATACTTGTCATTGTCGCTTTTTGAGAGATGGACAGATTCATCAGTGCACCTCCACGCAGTTCATCGGCAGATTCCAGTAATTGAGGATCTCCATCGCATCAAGAGTGAAGCGAGCAGCAAAAATGCAGGGTTCTTCGGGAAGGTATGAGCGCGCCTCTGATTCGGTAGCAGCCATGACGCAGATATACAGGTGCTTTTGGCAGGAATAGAAACGCCAGATAAATTCAGAATGAGTTGGGGTAGGGATAGTAGCCATATTGGCAGCCTCCTTTTGCTAATTTAAGGAGCTACCGCGTGAGGTCTCAATCTCAATGGCGGTAGCACTGGCTGGGTTGAGACTACCGGCGCAAAAGGGAACCGGCCTGCCTTTCGGCAGCCCAGCCAGCACTACCATTGATCTTGGAGCTATACGCTACGTATGGCTGTGCGATGGCATGACACAAAAAAAGACGCTTTCGGCGTCTGTGTCGCCTTTTGCATTATCCGGGGTCTCAATCCCGGCACCCGTTTTTCTAAGGTGCCGTAGAAATATACCCCACGATAATGCCAGGGCGCAACAGTCAGTATTTTATGCTTTGGCGGATTTCTTCCGGGCTTGCTTGCAGGCGTAGGCCATTGCTTTAGCTTTCACTTCATCCAGCTTCCCGGTGATCACTTCTTTTCCGAGAGTGACAAACCAGTCATAGCAACCGCCAGTGATGTTCTGGATTTGAAAGTTGAGGTAGCGAACGGTCATTTTGACACCCCCTGCGCGAGTAAAGAATGCAGATTATCGCGTGAGTGGCGGACAACGAGTGATGGGAAAAGACAGTAGCTGTTCATAGTGTAGTGACTCCTTGCTTTCGGAGCCGCCATCGACTGTTCCACGGTCTGGTGGCGGCGCAATAAAGGCTGGAACACCGTGAGTCAACGGGGGCTTTTCAGCCACCTATATTGCACCGCCATAGGTATAGCGGCGGCAATAATACGAAAAACTAAACAGTTTGTCTCAAAAAGTTGACCGGTGTGCCAATCGGTAGTGAATGTACATCGGAGAAATTTACAATTCAACTTAAAATGTTAGAAAACTAATTTATCAATTCAATCGCCATCTGATACAACGTCATTTCATCGGCATTGTGCCGCATGAAATCTGCTTTTCCGCCTATTTTTCCGTCAGCATGAACAGGGACCAGCCAGGGATATTGTTCTCGGACCTCGGCTGGCGCTGCGTATTGGTGGTGCCATTTACACAAAGGGAGGACATATTTATGCGCGTTCTCTGCCGTTCTCCCGAAGATATGGTGCAGGGATACCACTGGGCTATGTTGCCCGTGAATATGGCAGGCAATGCAGGGGAGAGTACCGATAGCGGTCTGTATCCGGCGTTCATCGGCTGTGAGTGATCTGCCTTTCAGGCCGCGTGACGTGCGTGTTTTTTTGGGCGGAGCGGATACAGCTTTATCTTTTCTCCGCTGTTCATATTGCTTTGCTTTTTCAATTTTCTTTTGCCGATATTCAGGCGATGCGGCTTTTTCTCTCGCTCGCTGCTGCTGGCGTTGAGCTTGTTGAAGGCGCTTTGCCCTTTGTTCCTCTCGCCAGGCCGGGTCAGCCAATTTTTGCATGGCTTTTTGTCTCTGTTTCTCCCAATAACTCTGTTTCTGCATGATGGCAGTCTCTTACTTTTCAACGATTTTTCTATGATTGATCAAAACAGTTAGATATTCAAAATTGATTTTCTAACATAAAACATTAATATCATCACTGATAAATGTTTGGAGGACATGATGCTTATAGCTTTAAGTGCGATCCACCAGCCATCTGTGAATGAGATTGGCCTGTTCTATGTGTTGTTTTTCGGGGCGTTGGCGCTACTTGAGCTTGGTATTGAGCTTTTCGCAGTGCTTATGTTTTGCGTCACGATTCTGGGGAAATTTTGATGGTGAAACGTGTTTTGAAAATTTACATCGCGGGGCCGATGACTGGTTATCCAGATTACAACCGTGCGGCGTTTAATGCGAAAGCGAGCGAGTTGATGGCTGAAGGGCATATCGTTCTGAATCCAGCTGTGTTACCTGGTGGCCTTTGTCAGAGTGAATACATGGATATTTGCCTGGCAATGGTGCGTTCTGCTGATGCGATCTATTTGCTCAATCGATGGGAAGATTCGGTTGGTGCTCGTGCAGAGCACGCGCTGGCTGAAAAGCTGGGGCTGACTGTAATTTATGAGTCACCAACCAACATTGAATGCCAGGTTGCTCCGCATATTTACCGGGAACTGGTCAATGCACTGCGTGATATCGCTGCTGTATATCACGGCACAGAACAGCTTCGTGAGCGTTTAGCCCATACCATTTCCTATTACCTTTCTTTATCTCATGAGCACAAGCTCCGCCAGAAGGTAATGATCAAATTTATCATGAGGTTATCGAAATCCCTGGCAAACGCCGATCCAAAGAATCCATTACCGAAAGAGGCAATGAATTACCTGAAGTCCTGCAACGTTGTTTCTGAAGATGGCGTTCTTTTGGTTAGAAGGAGTTCTGCGTGAGCTGGCGGGGATGGGGAAGGGCAGAAATCATGATACTCCGCCAGTGCGCCGGAACTATGACGGTCGAGAGTATTGGGAAGCTGATCGGTCGTACCGGTGATGCCGTCAGGACTAAAGCGCGGGAGTTGGGGATCAGCATGATTCTGAAAGGAGACTTTCATCCGTCAGCCAAATACCGGCAGAGCGATATAGAACTGGCACGGCAGCTTCATCAGTGTGGTGTTCCCCGCCGTGAGATCGCGGAAAAACTCGAAATGCCCCTGAGCATGATTAATCAGTACGTTTATTTCGAAAGGAGAGTGTATGAAGTCTGAAGGTTTAACGCCCGCACAACTGGCAGAGCGTAACGCTGAATTACCCAGGATTACCCAGGAAAAAGCCTTCCACATACTCGAACGATTAGAAACGCTCGCTACGGAGGAGAAGATATCCCCGGAGATACTGGTCGAGTGCAGCCGTGTGATATTGCGTCGCAAGAACGACATCGCGCGGCTGACATCTGGCGCACCATCCGTATCAGTCAGTCCAACGCTTTATTGCAGCTTCTGCAACAAATCCCAGCACACCGTTAAAAAGTTAATTGCCGGGGACAACGTTTTCATCTGCAACGAGTGCGTGAAAGATTGCAACAACATTATCCAGGAAGAGCAAAGGGAATCAGCATGAAATTTTCCAAATTTTCTGAGTTGGTGAATCGTATTTTGTCCAACAACCACAGCCATCGTCGCGATATGGATGTAACGATCGTTGTTCATTCGCCTGGTCGCATCGGTTCAACACCATCAGTTGAGGTTCAGTCAATTCAGGTGGGTTTTGATTGGGATGCCGGGCAAGTGATGATTTTTCCAGCACAGCCACTGACCACGCTAACACCAGAACAGATTACTGATATTACTGATAGTGTGCGCAAAGGTCAGTCTTGGCACGCATATCAGGAATACAAGAAGCATAAAGAGCAGTTGGAAAAATTATCGATTGAACTTGATGCCGCAAAACAGCGCATTGCAGAGCTGGAGGGTAATTGCGCGGCGCTGGCGGCGGAGAATGCGGGAATAAAGTCTGCAATTCCAGAATCACGGGATATTGAGGATGACAATGACAATATGGATGACGTATCTCTCGCGGAAGACTTCGGGTTCAATCATGCAATAGAACGGATGAGGAGACAGATACCTGAAACGCCAACCACTGATGCTTTCCTGGCTGAAGTCCGGGCGCAGGGATTGGAGATGTTTGCACAGAAATGTAACTCAAAATCCGAACAGTCGCTTGCATCTGATATACGCGATAACTGGAAACTACTCGGTGAACATGCAACTGACTTTGCCGATGAGCTTCGAAGAGGAAGCAGCAAGTGAATATCGACACGACAATAACGATCGATACGCTCCTAAATTCTGGTCTGGCACTTCTCGGTTGGCTTTACATCATGTCCCGTACATGGCGATGGCTGGGTTCCATTTTCCTGAAACAGTGGAAAAAACGGCGCAAACAGGAACTACGCCAGAAGGCATTAGAAGCGTTCTATGACGCATTTGAACTTGGCAGCATTGAACCAGGCACAACAGCGAGGATAGCGACAAAAGGCGACCTGATGATAGTGATGTTCAGACAGGAGAAAACCAAATGACAGAACAGACGATGACAAATAGCGAACTTGTTGATGCCGCGATTGAACTTGCTGGCGATTTTTATTCCATGATGGGTTACGAGCATCGACCTGGTTTTAAGTATTGGGAGTCACCGCATCCGCAAGAACAACAGGTGTTTGAAATGGCTTGCCGTGCTTTTGAGTTTATTCGCGGTTCTGATGTGATGGAGGCCGTTGCCGACTTGGAGGATGAAGAGTGAGCACAATTAAAGAAATGCCGGTAGAACGTGATGAATATGGCTGCTGGACACATCCGGAGTATGAAAAGTTTTGCGCAGGCCGTGAATATATTTCCACTGAGGAATTTGACGCCTGGATGAAGGAAAATAATCTTCAGTGGACTATTCGCAGTATGGATGAAGATGATTTTGATCTGGACGCAGCTGGTCCCGATATTGCCGCCTGGGAACCGGAGCGACCAGAGGGTGAAGGCTGGTTTGTTGGCTCTATTCATGACACTGAAGATGGTCCAGTTTGTATCTGGCTGCGGGAGAAGGTTGCCGCATGATCCAGGCTATGCATGAAGTGAATTTATATAGCCGTATTGATGGTTCTGGCTACAGAAACATATGGGTTGTTGGTGATCTGCATGGTTGCTACACCAGACTGATGTCCGAACTCCATCGTGTGGATTTTGACCCGGCGCAGGATTTACTGATATCTGTTGGCGACCTTATCGATCGCGGTACTGAAAATGTCGAATGTCTGGAACTATTGCAGATGCCCTGGTTCAGGGCAGTAATGGGGAACCATGAGCGGTTGATGCTTGATGCGTTAAGTCCTGATGGCAACGTGAATAACTGGCTAATGAATGGCGGACAATGGTTCTTCATGCTGGACACTGATCAGGAAATATTAGCCTGGGCGCTGGTGGAGCTGGTAAAGCGTCTGCCATATATCATTGAGTTGAACACCGGGCATGAAACTATCGTTATAGCCCATGCCGACTATCCAGGTGGAGAGTACCAGTTCGGTAAGGATGTGTCGCTTTTTGATGTTGTCTGGTCGCGCAGTCGCGTCGGTGATTCGATAGATGGCATTGGTGGAGAAATCACAGGCGCAGATCGCTTTATCTTTGGGCACACACCGGTACGAAGACCAAAAGCATACTGGAATCAGCACTACATAGACACGGGCGCGGTTTTTTGCGGAAATCTGACGCTAATGCAGGTGAAGGGAGGGCAGCTTAAAGTCTGATCAAATCATTTACGCACTCAAAATCACGTTAGAACATTGATTTTAGTTTTCTAACATATTATTTTACCGATCGGAACAAAACAGAGTCGGTATGCATTATGAGTGCAATAATCACCCCATATGTCGTAAATGAAACTGGTGTGGCTGTCTTTCCTGTAGATAAGCCCACCAGCAATTACATCGGCGCAGGACGCCGTTTTCTTATATCCCCATTGCCGCGTGAACAGGCTGAAAACACCCCTGATGGTGTCGTTGACCTGAATTATTCACTGGTTGCCAACCAGTCACTGGCACCCTTTTTTCAAAGTGAGCGTGTATTTAACGCGTTAGGTGGTGAGGATTCTCTCGTTCACTGGGTTAGCACCAACATTCACGATTGCCAGGCGCATGATAAGCGCGATTGCAGCCACCAGCTAACCACCCATTTCTATAACGGTTCTGCCGTTCGCCTGTGCTGGAAGCATGATGCGGAATACATGATGAAGGGATACGGCAAGCTGGAAGACCAACTGTCACGGAATCGCGCCAACTGGATTATGAACTGGGCTGCCAGCGAGTTAAAACTTCCGCCAGATCGCGATCTGAGCATGGTTGAACTCACCTTTTGGGCCATTCGCCGGAATCTTAAAGACGAACTGCCTGATGAAGCTGGTCGCATTGCATTTTGTCAGCCAAAAACTGAAATCCCTACCGGTACGCTGAAAGAATCAGATATCACCTGGGAGCACAGTACCCGCGAGCTGGTGGACATAACCGCAGAGCAGATCGTCAACCTGTCTGTAGATGAGGATTCCGGCCTGCTTTATATGCGCCGACCAAAAGCGGTCCTCGGTAAAAGCCCGGCTTATCTCCGGTTTGTGGTTTCTCGTCCGTGCATCGGATGCGGTGGCAAAGTTAACCACCCGTTCATGTACCGCGCCCGCTCGTTAAACGAACACGACCGCTGGGCTGTTCCTCTTTGCGATGACTGCGCCAGAAGCGCAGAAAACGATGTTCGGGCATGGGAAAAAGCACATGGCATACGCCTTTACGTAGCCGCTAACCAGCTTTTTGACTTCGCCATCGAGCGCGGAGTGATCACGTTCAATAACTGATGAGGTGGATCAAAAAATGAAAGAACGCGGGATGATTTTTAACGATGAGATGGTCAGGGCCATCCTCGAAGGAAGGAAGACGCAGACTCGCCGACCTGTAAAAAATGTCAGGGCCGATAACTGCCTAGTTATCCGTAAACCGACAAAGAAACGCAATGGTGTCTATACCCACGTTATGGATGCACCTGAACATGGTTTATGCCCGTTCGGTAACGTTGGTGATCGCATATGGGTCCGTGAGGCGTGGGCGATATTAGGCAATGAGGATGGTTGCAGTGTGGACTGGAACGACAACCTTTGTCGTGGCGATGAGAAGAACGCAGCAAGGATTTATCGGGCCAGTTGTGAGCAAAAGCCTGGTGATTACGGTTTGTGGTCGATACCCGATGATGCCGACTGGAAACCTCACACTGTGAATGAAAAGTTTGATGGCGGGTGGCGTCCATCAATTCACATGCCGCGCTGGGCTTCGCGTATTTTGCTGGAAATTACCGACGTGCGTGTGGAACGGCTGCGTGATATGAGCGAGGCAGATGCTAAAGCAGAAGGCGCATCTCCGGCGATGTACAAAATTACGCCGCCGGAAGCTGTTTATCGCGTTGGTTTTGGTGATATCTGGCGCAGTATTTACGGGCAGGATAACTGGCTATCTAACCCGTGGGTATGGGTAATCGAGTTTAAGCGCGTTCAGGAATAAACCGTGAGTATGCATCAAGTTGTCAGCTTTTCAGGTGGACGAACATCGGCTTATCTCGTTCATCTGATGGAAGCACAGCGAAAAGCTGGCGCTAGCGTCCATTTCATTTTTATGGATACCGGCTGTGAACATCCTCTGACGTATCGCTTTATTCGTGAGGTTGTGAAGTTCTGGAATGTACCGCTAACGGTGTTGCAGGTCGATATAAATCCAGAACTTGGGCAGCCAAATGGTTATACGGAATGGGAACCAAAGGATATTCAGACGCGAATGCCGGTGCTTAAACCGTTTATGGACATGGTTAAAAAGTACGGTACGCCATACATCGGCGGCGCGTTCTGTACTGACAGGCTAAAACTCACCCCTTTCACGAAATATTGCGATGACCATTTTGGGCGAGGGAATTACATCACATGGCTGGGTATTCGTGCGGACGAACCCCGTAGGCTGAAACCGAAACCGGGCGTCCGGTATCTTGCCGAGCTGTCAGATTTTGATAAGTCGGATGTTATCCGGTGGTGGCGAAAACAACCTTTTGATTTGCAAATCCCGGAGCACCTCGGGAACTGTGTTTTTTGCATCAAAAAGTCAACGCAAAAGCTGGGGCTTGCATGTAAAGACGAACCAGGTCTGATGCGGGTTTTTAATGAACTGGTTACAGGCAAACACGTCAGGATGGTCATCGCAGAACAGGTAAAGACGTTATGTACCGTGGTCACCTGACGCTTGACGGGATTGCCAGAATGTATGCCGACAGCGACTACAGAAATTTGTATCAGGCGATGGTGCAGGCCAAGCGGTTTGATACTGGTTCGTGTTCCGAATCATGTGAAATCTGGGGTGACCAATTGGAGTTGAAATTCGAAGAGGTAGTGGCATGACAAACAAAATTGACTATCAAAAGCTTCGTGAAATTGCTGAAAAAACAAAAATTGCTGGTGAAGCGCCTGTAATGCCTTTCGATCAGCGAATTAATGCGCTTAACGATTTTATGAAGCACTTTTCGCCAGATATCGCGTTGGCATTATTGGATGAAGTTAAACGCCTGGAAGACACAAATATCGATGCTATGTGCCGAATTGCAGAGGTGGAGGCGCGGGAAATAAAACCAGCCAAAGGCGAAGTTCTTGTCGTTGTCTCTGGTTTTACTGGTTGCGGGAAAAGCGCCATTGCCGGGGAAATAGAAATTGCGATGAAGGCTATTGGTGTACCGGTTCAGTGGACTAATGGCGATGCGGAAAAGCGCATGACAGGAGCTGACTGGCTGACAGCGATTGAGATGTACAAACCAACTGTGCGCATCGTGGAAGTTAATGTGCCACGCGCCGCTGGCATTCGCATCAAAGGAGAGGAGCATGCAAATAAAACCAGAAGATGAGTTAAGTAATATTGTTTTATTTCCGGTAAAGGAGGATGACCCACGTGATCAGGTTAATTTTCTTTATGAGCCATCGGAAAGACCATACTGCCATCACGCTTCTGTCCGGGTTGACGAAAAAGAGCGTCAGGTCCGCTGTAAAATCTGCGGTGCAGTTGTGGAGCCGTTTGACTGGATGCTCTCTGTGGCGAAAAGAGAAACCAGACTGGCAGATGATGTAAGGCTATTGCGCCAGGAGGAACAGGAAAGACGGAAAAATATAGAAAAGTTAATTCAGATTGAGCGTAACGCGAAAGCGCGGATACGCAGGGCGACAAAACCCAGAACTGAATAAATAAATTTAGCACTGTAAATAAAATCAAATCATTAACTGGAGGTATATCTATGTTAAATACACAGAAAACCATTAATGCGGAAAAATATAACGAGTGGGTGAGGAAATTTTCTGAGCAGATTTTTAAAATTACTGGCGACGAGAATGCGGCAAAAAATGAATTAGAGCCGTGGACACCTGAAGGAGCCGACCCAAATTATTGCTGGTGGGATGTTGATCCAGTTGATGCTGCAAATGAAGCTATGAGTTATCACAACGATTAATGTCAGGAGGCCGCCCGAAAGGGCGGTAATAAATAATGCAAGAAACCAAAGAAAATATCAGAAAACAGCTTTACGGGTTTTATATTGCTTATGATTTGTGGCTGAGTAATGGGGCGAAACCAGGTGGGGTGTTTTCTCGAAATTATGGTTTATGCGCCAATCTTTTCGATTATCTCACATCAATCGGTACCTCCAGCGAAGCGGCACTGGAACAATTACACGCTGATTTCAGAAGTGCCGGGCTGTATGAGGTGTTGCCATTTAACGAGAGTAATGGGCATTACCATGAAGAAAAAAGGAACAACATGTGCCATATGAACCGTCGCGGGTGGCGTGGGTCAGGGCGCAGATGGTACAGGCAGTGCCGGACGGACTGGTTAAGGCTGTACGCTTCTATGAACAGGTAAAGTGTGAGAATCCGCCAGCTGAAACCGGAGCATGGAAAGACGCGGTTGACTGGGTGCTCAACGAGGCTTGCCAGGCTGTAAATATTGACGCCAAAGGAGGTGAGTAATGCGTGTGGCATGTATCGGCTTGTTACCGTATCCGACTCGTTTTTGGGCTTCTGCGCTAATTGCAAAGCCGCATGTCCTGATGGCTGACAACATCATCCCGGCACCAAAGCGCCGCCATACCGGTATTGCAGCTGCACGGCGCGCAGCAAAGAAACGCAGGAGAACAAAACGATGAAAAACCGTAAGGCAAAAATTCTGTTAGCTCGCAGAAACGGTGTTGGGGTCTGGAGGTGGTTGAGGATTAGTAACAGACGAGTGAGGTTGACGGGGTGCTGCGGGGTGATGAGTTACAGTTGTTGCAAAAAGCCCAGCGCGGCGCAAAACCGCTGGAAAAACCACTTGCGCACTAAAGGAGAGTGATATGGCGTTAACACACCGCGAACTCTGTCAGATTCAGAGGGTGGAGATTAGACCGTGACAAACTTCAGGCGAGCTTATATTAACCGGCGTGGTGCAACGCGTGTAGTAATAGTTTTGCGACATTACGTGATAAAAATTCCAACATTTAAATCATGGAAACTATTTTTACATGGTTTGCTGGCTAACTTGCAGGAGCGCCAAATGTCGACAATTAACGATGCCGCGTTATGTCCTGTGATATCAGGTAGCAGGATTGGGTTGTTTGTGATAATGCCGCGTTGTGAGCCTGTAAATCATAGGGGGTTGTTTTTTACAGAATTATGCAGATTAAAAATAAGGGGGAAACTCCCTGAAGAATTTTATTTAAGAGATGCCAAGCCAGAGAATTTTGGATATCTCAAATGCCGACTTGTTAAATTAGACTATGGAGAGTAACTAACTATGACCACTATTACCAAAGAGCGACTGCTGACAATCAAGCAGTGGCGCGAAACATACGGACCTGGTAGCAACGTTGTACTGCCAGCAGAAGAAGCGGAAGAACTGGCACGAATTGCTCTGGCATCACTGGAGCAGAATGTACTATCGGGCAACTCTCCGCTTATTCCTGGTGAAGTGTTGTCCGCAATCCGGGAGGTTGCCAGGATTCGTGCCGATTTCGATGATTTTGACGGTGACAGGCGAGGTATCGGTGATTGTCTGGATGAGGCCGAGCAAGAGCTTATCGTTACCATTAACAAATATGCCAGTCAGTTGGCAGCAGAACCGATAGCGACTAATGACGTTCGAGAGCAAACAGCCGTTCCGCCAATACAGGCTGTTGTCGCGCAGGCAATTGAAAAACTCAAACGGAAATTAGTGGAATGCAATCGCTATAACTACTGCGCAGATGCAGTTAAGGGCGTTGAGTATGCCTGCCACGCTGCCATGCTTCAGGGTAGCCAACCTGTAAGCCAAACTTACAAGTTTCCAGTTAATACACCTTGCCAAGATGCGCCAGCCCATATCTGGCTGCAAACAGCTGGAGTATGGCCAGAAGATGGCGAGTTAAGCGAATTAACGTGGTGCAGCCACAATCAACACCATGATGACACGCTATATGTTCGAGCTGACCTTGTGAATGGCAACTATCCGGCAACTCCGGATAGTTGGATAAGCTGTAGTGAGCGAATGCCGAACGATAAACAGTATGTTTGGTGTTGGGGTAAGTCTTACGCCTGGACTGAGTGCGATACCTTCGAAGGGTATTACGATTGGTCGAGAAACAAATGGTGGGCAGTTACTGATGATGGGGAAGAACCGGCATCGAAAGTAACTCACTGGATGCCTCTACCAGAACCGCCGCAGGAGGTTAACCGTGGCTAACGCCAATTCCTTATTAACTGATTGGCAACGAGGTTACGCTGATCCGTTGGTGATGAATAGTAGCAAAGCGCACAAAATCATCTGCGGTGGTTGATGTACATAACGCGTTTGCACCAAAGGTGTCTCTTTAATGTATACTGTATAAATGAACAGTATTGTTGAGGTGAAAACGCTATGGGCTTCCCTTCTCCTGCGGCGGATTATGTTGAAAGCAGAATTTCTCTTGATCAGCAACTAATCAGGCATCCATCAGCGACATACTTCATGCGGGCGGCAGACAGCCATCACCGTGAGGGAATATTGCAGGGTGCTTTGCTGGTGGTTGATTCTTCGCTTACTCCAGTTGATGGTTCGCTGCTTGTGTGCGCTATGGAGGGTGAATATCGCATAAAGAGATACAGGAAGTATCCGCGCCAGCACCTGGAGGATTTAAGCACCGGGAAGAAAGAGGCGTTACCAGTAGATGACGATGGATGCACGGGAAGTAATGCTGTTTTTGGTGTGATCACTCATGTCATCAATGATGCCCGAAGTGGGGAGTTTGATGATTGTCCGGTTATTTAAGCTGCAAAGTGCTGGTGCTTTATGCCTGTGAGGTTTATAATTGTGTACACATAATGAGTACACGAGGTGTTTATGCAATCCATTAACTTCCGTACCGCGCGCGGCAACTTTTCTGAAGTGCTCAACAATGTTGAAGCCGGGGAAGAGGTTGAAATCACCCGCAGAGGCCGTGAGCCAGCAGTAATTGTCAGCAAGGCTACTTTCGAAGCCTACAAAAAAGCGGCGCTGGATGCCGAATTTGCATCTCTGTTTGACACTCTGGATTCCACCAACAAGGAACTGGTTAACCGATAATGAGGCATATATCACCGGAAGAACTTATTGCGCTTCATGATGCGAATATAAACCGCTACGGCGGCCTGCCGGGAATGTCAGATCCGGGTAGGGCAGAGGCCATTATCGGGAGAGTTCAGGCCAGAGTTGCCTACGAAGAGATCACCGACCTTTTCGAAGTCTCCGCCACCTACCTGGTGGCTACAGCGAGAGGGCATATATTCAATGATGCCAATAAGCGTACCGCGCTAAACAGTGCGCTGCTATTTCTACGCCGTAACGGGGTGCAGGTATTTGATTCACCTGAACTGGCAGACCTTACCGTAGGGGCTGCGACCGGAGAGATATCTGTATCTTCTGTTGCCGACACGTTACGTAGATTGTATGGTTCCGCGGAGTAGATTAATGGCACGTAGATACAACAAATTGTCCCGTGAAGCGTTAAAGATGCTTCTGGATGGCGTGAGTCGCCGCGAGGTAAAGCAATACCTGATTGGTAAGCAAATTGGCGCCAGGACCGCTATTGCTGTGTTATGCCGTCAGGAAATGGTTGTGCTTAAACAGAGAATGCTTGGTAGCAGACAAAGTGCTTCCAGTATTTGAAAAGAAGCCCGCCATACCAAGCGGGCTTTTTGTTATTTCACCTCTTCTGCCGCTGTATCATTGGACTGTTCTTCTTTGGCCCGTTCTGCAATCGCCGCACGGCATTTCGCCCTGGCTATAGCGATTGCTTCAGCTCGCACATCGTCTGGAATCGTTGACGTGATATACATATCCAGTTCTTCGGCACGGAATACTGTTTGGTCCAGATATTCGCGTAGCATCCAGGTAAATTCGAAATCACACGCGATAATCTCTGCGCTACCTTCTGCACCATTTGGGAAATGAATAAATGCCTGTTTAGCCAAACCGATAACACGACATGCGGTTGCCAAAACAGCGACAACCAGGTTTACATTTTCACACGCTACGGCTGATTAACGCCGGAGATTACTCCATTTAACTGTCGGTTATATGGAAGGTAGTTTGAGATGCGTTCTACGCGCCATGTGCCAGTCAGGCTGCCATTTTTAAAGATAATTGGTGTAACGGATAGCCCAAGCTCGCGTATAAGTCGTTGCGCTATAGCAGGATCATTAAACAGGTCTAATGCTACACATTCGAAAGACTGCGCAAGGGTAAACAGTTCTTCCAGAGAGTAGTCTTTGCCCCTGGCGGTGATGTAACGACGAACGCCGCTGTCTGCATCACTCCATATAGCTACGCCATGCTCTTCATTCAGCTCTTCATTAAAGCCGAGATACGTCATGATAGTGCGTTCAATCGTGTCAAACGGCAGTGACATGTCGGCGTTAACAGCCACCAGCAGGCCATTACGCAAGCGGTATTGAATTGTTTTGGTGCTTTCCATGTCAAATCACTCCACTACAAACCAGTCACATGCCAGTAAGTCGCCTACAGAAGGAACCCACGGAACAACTACACCTTGTGCATTTTTTAAGGCGAAATAAGCACCATACGGAACGAGGTCGCCGGGGAAATATCCCTTAATGGCTTCCATTCGTGCCGGGTACTGTCCTTCAGGAACCAGCCAGCAGAATTGGTTTTCGCCGTTCCACCCGCGTCGAGCAACTTTCTTGCCATCCTTCAGCCACATCAGCGCGTCAGAAAAGTCGGCTGCTTCAAGGTCGATTTCTTCTTGCTGGGTGGTGATGCCACCAGCAGAAATAGTTACGCTCCCGGTAAGATTAATCATCACGCCGTTGTCATCCGTAATGATGACCGTGGTTCCATTTTTGGAGGCGTCGTTAACCAGGCCATAGCGTTCCTCAAATGGTTTCTCCGGGGCATAGAACAGATAACCGTTTTCATAAACGATCAGATACCCGCCAGTTTTTGGTCGGTGTTTTTGTAAAAACATTGCGTCAACACAAACTGTTGCCCCTTTTGGTTCAACGAGTTCGATGCAGCCCCAAAGTGGGGCATCAGTTACTCCGAAAATAACAACATTTTTGATTTTCGATGCACTAACGTTTTTGTGAGCTTTGTATTTGGGAAGGAACTTAAAAAGCTCTTTCGTTGCCATGTTATTCATAGTCTTTTCTCTGCTTATAACTTTTCGTACTGAAGCGGTGAACGCTTAATTTCAAAGTGGCCTTCCGATGTGCTACCAAAGCCACCAGCACCACGTTCCGTTTCGTTGAGTTCCTCAACCTCGACTAGTGAGACTTGTTCAACACGCTCAAAAATTCCTTGCATGACAGCCATTCCTGCTTGAGACAAACGCCTTCCCCGCCGGGATCAGTAATCAGTTTTGCCATGATTTCACCGCGATAATCGGAGTCGATAATTCCTACGCAGTTAGCCAGGCGAGTATGTTTTTTGCAGCCCAATCCGGATCGCGGATAGAGTTTCAGACACCAGCCGGGCGGGATCTCCATAGCCAGTCCGGTATACACCCACCAGCTTGAGGAAATTGCACCATTGCTATCGACGCATGGTTTTATTTCAACAGCCTCAAAATCCATCGCCGCCGATCCGGAGGTGGCATAAGCTGGAAGTTTTGCTGCCAGATGTAGGCGTTTCACTTTTACGTAAATCATTGTTTTTTAGCTCTCTGCGTGAAGGTGTAAACCCGACGTTTGATATGTGGAACGGTAGGAACAGGAAGACAGGAACTTTCAATAATTCCTTGCGCCTCCAGCGATCGCACCGCCCGCAAGAACTGCGACGTGTCGCCGCCAAACTGGCGGGCATAGGTGCTGCCGTTATGAAGTATTTGAGCTATTACCCGAGCTTTTGTCTGGCTGTCACGATATGCGAATAGCCGCACGGCCTCTTCTGGCGCAATCGCTAACTGATAGCCTTTCCCGGCACGGTGTCGAATGAATCCATGCGCCAGTAGGTTTTTGAGTTCGTTACGAGTGCGAACAGATCCGTAATCCAGGAAGTGTGGATTGATAACGACTGGCTTAAACCATTCCGTAGGTGCTTTAGCTAATAGAGCTAACAGCTTCCCGGACAATTCTGGATAGGAAGACGGGTAACAATTCAGAGATGGGTAAT